GGCCAGCCTCCTGTGTCATTTTTAACTTTCTCCTTTCAATGACTTTCTGCATTTCCTTCATAGATCCCTTTAAGTGCCCAACCGAGAGGCATACAAAACTGTATGAGAGGAGGCAGTAAGTATGGCAAAAGTCAAAGCAACTAGTTCCTCTTCGACCAAAAGTTCCATGAGACCCGCCCTAACTCCAGAAGCTCGAGAAAACCAACTAATTTCGCTGGCTACGGATTTAGTTGAGAAGCGTCTGAGAGAAGGAACTGCCTCGTCTCAGGAGACTACACACTTTCTTAAGCTTGCCTCTACGAAAGCCAGGCTCGAGAAGCAGATTCTTGAGAAGCAGGCCGAACTTATTACGGCTAAGACCGAAACGCTCAAGTCTCAGAAGAGGGTCGAGGAGCTCTATACCGAGGCTATGAAAGCCTTTAGAAACTATAGTGGGCAGGGTGATCCAAATGAGTATTAAGACATATTCAGAGTTGATCCGCCTTCCCACCTTCGAAGAACGCTTTGAATACCTAAAACTAAAAGGGTCTGTCGGTAAAGACACATTCGGTCACGATCGATATTTGAACCAAGTCTTCTACACATCACAAGAATGGAGACGACTTCGGGACAAGATTATTATTCGTGATAACGGTTGCGATCTAGGTATTGAGGGTCGAGAGATTGGCGGTAAGATCTACATCCACCATCTCAATCCTCTTGGGGTAAACGACATTCTTGCACACAGCGAGTATCTCGTCAACCCCGAGTATCTGATCTGCACCTCATTTGAAACTCACAATGCTATCCACTATGGAGACATTAATCTTTTGCCGAGAAACCCTATCGAGCGTAAGCGAAATGACACTTGCCCTTGGCGGCGATGAAGGAGGGAAACCATGGAAAGTATCTTGACATCGATTAAGAAGCTGCTCGGCATCGATGAAGAGTATACTCATTTCGACGCTGACATCATCATGCACATCAACTCGGTGCTCATGATTCTGACTCAGCTTGGCGTCGGTCCAGAGACAGGGTTCGTAATCGAAGACGATACTTCTACCTGGGCCGAGTTCGTTCCCGAAGTGAATGCGGCTCAGCTTCACGCTATCAAGAGCTACATTTACATGAAGGTAAAACTGATGTTCGATCCCCCGCTCAGCTCGGCCGTCATCGAAGCCATGAATCGGCAGATCGCTGAATTCGAATGGCGTCTGAATGTGGCGGTTGATCCTAAAGCTTGAGTGGAAAGGAGGTACGTCAAAATGGAAAATGAGTTAACCCACTGGGGCATCAAAGGTATGCGCTGGGGAATTCGGCGCTACCAGAACAAAGATGGCACTCTTACCACAGCCGGCAAGAAACGGTATGCCAAGGAGATGGCAAAACTCAAAGAGGAAGAGCGAGTCGCTAAGAATAAGCAGCGGACTCAGGCCAAGCTCGATAAACTCGACGAAAAGAGAAGAGAAATCGAAGCAATTAAGAGTGGAAAGCCTGTTCCTAAGCCGGCGGAGAAGCAGACGCACAAGCCTAGCATTAAGGACATGTCTGACGAAGAACTCAGAGCAGTTGTCAATCGGCTTAACATGGAAAAAATGTATAAGCAACTTAAACCCGAGCAGGTGTCTGCCGGCAAGAAGTTTGCCGATAAGGTTATGAAAGATGTGGTTGCTCCTGCCGCCACCGAAGTCGGCAAAAACATGCTTAAAGACTACATGACGAATGCAGTCAAGAAGGCAAGTGCCGATGCCGCAAAGAAGAAAACGACTTAAGTAGGTGAATTACATATGGCGTTATCAAACACTGCCACGCCAAAGTATTATGGCATGTTCCGTGACGCCGTAATCCGAGGCGAAATCCCTGTATGCGAACAGATCTCGATGGAGATGAATCGAATAGATGCGCTCATTGCAAACCCTGGAATTTGGTATGATGACCAAGCTATCCAGGGTTTTATTAATTTCTGCGAGAATGAGCTCACCCTGACCGATGGCGATGACCTTCGGCTACTCGATTCATTCAAACTGTGGGCAGAGCAGATCTTCGGTTGGTACTACTTTGTTGAACGTAGTGTCTACGAGCCAGACCCCGAGGGTCGCGGTGGGCACTATGTGACTAAGCGTATCAAGAAGCGCTTGATCAACAAGCAGTATCTCATCGTGGGTCGAGGCGCCGCCAAATCCATGTATGCTTCCTGCATTCAGGCTTACTTCCTGACTGTGGATCCGGCTACTACTCAGCAGTCCACTACTGCGCCGACTATTCGACAGGCCGAGGAGGTCCTGGCGCCCATCAAGACCGCGCTTGCTAGAGCCAGAGGTCCGTTTTTTCAGTTCCTAACCGAAGGATCCTTGCAGAACACTACTGGCTCCAAAGCCGACCGTGTGAAACTGGCAAGTACCAAGAAGGGTATCCAGAACTTCATGACTAACTCTTTGCTCGAAATCGTCCCTATGAGTATCGATAAATACCAGGGTCGAAAAGACAAGGTCGTGACAGTCGATGAGTGGCTCTCCGGTGACACCAGAGAAGACGTGGTCGGTCCTGCGGCTCAGGGCGCAGCGAAGAATGAGGAGTATCTCATTATCGCCATTAGCTCTGAGGGTACTGTCCGTAATGGACCCGGCGATACAATCAAAATGGATTTGATGAACGTTCTTAAGGGCGATTATCCCGACATTCATACTTCCATTTGGTGGTACAAACTGGACTCGATCGATGAGGTGGGCGACCCCAGAATGTGGGTTAAAGCCAACCCCAATCTCGGTCGGACTGTCAGTTATGAGACCTATCAGTTGGAAGTGGAGAAGGCGGAAAACAACCCGGCTGTTCGCAATGATACCCTTGCTAAACGTTTTGGCATTCCGATGGAGGGTTACACGTACTACTTCACGTATGAAGAAACCCTTCCGCACAGACGTCGCGACTATTGGCAGATGCCTTGCGCACTTGGCGCTGACCTTTCTCAGGGTGATGACTTCTGTGCATTTACGTTCTTATTCCCACTGCCGAAAGGTGCTTTTGGAATCAAGACACGTAACTACATTACCGAGCTTACTTTAGCCAAACTCCCTTCGGCCATGCGTTATAAGTATGACGAATTTGCCAAGGAGGGGAGTCTCATCGTCATGCCGGGCACTGTTCTCGACATGATGGAGGTCTATGACGACTTGGATAACTATATCGCCGAAGTCCAGTATGATGTCCGTTGTTTTGGTTATGACCCCTACAACGCGAAGGACTTCGTGACCCGTTGGGAAACTGAAAACGGTCCGTTCGGAATTGAGAAAGTCATCCAGGGTGCAAAGACCGAATCTGTTCCTCTTGGCGAGTTGAAGAAGCTCGCTGGCGAACGACTCCTCCTGTTTGATGAGGAGCTCATGACTTATACCATGGGCAACTGCATTGCAATGGAGGATACAAATGGTAACCGCAAGCTGCTTAAGAAGCGCTACGATCACAAAATCGATGCTGTTGCCGCGATGATGGATGCCTATGTGGCATACAAACTCAACCGTGATGCTTTTGAGTAAAAGAGGTGATCCAAATGGTAATTACCGGTAATGCGAACTCTGACCAGCAGTACCATCTCGCGCATTATGGTGTCCTTGGTATGCGTTGGGGCGTCCGGAGAGGTCGCTCCAAAGAGGCTTATGCCAAGGCCCAGAAGAAGATGGCGAAACTTGATCGCAAGGTCGATAAGACACTGAAGAAGAAGTACAAGCACGCCAATCCGATCATTCGGACTGAGATCAGCGATGGGCTGTATAAGAGTGCAACAAGAAAGCACGACAAGGCCATCGCTAAGGCAATCAAGTGGTATAAGAACTCCGCAAAGGTCTTCGGCGAGGAAAAGGTCAGCAAATTCACGAACAGCGAAGGCGTCGCCGTCGGACGGAAGTATGCGGAGATGCTCAAGGACCGAAAAATCTAATTAGCGTCAAAATGGACGCAAAGGAGGTGAGCAGATTCAGATGGGAATTTCAGATAGACTTCAACACGCATGGAATGCATTCATGAATCGAGATCCTACGTACGGATACCCAAACATTGGGACCAGTTATTCGGTTAGACCCGATCGGCCTCGATTCACTAGAGGAAACGAAAAGTCTATCGTTACCTCCGTCTATAATCGCATCGCATTGGACGTCTCGGCGATTAACATTCAACATGTTCGGTTAGACGACAATGGGCGATTTAAGGAGGAGCTCGACACCCCACTCAATCGGTGTCTCACGCTTAGCGCAAATACTGATCAGACTGGCAGAGCATTCATTCAGGATGCCGTCATGTCTATGCTTGACGAAGGTTGCGTGGCCATTGTGCCGATTGAAACGAACATCAACCCCTCGGTCAGTGACTCGTATGATATCTATACAATGCGCACCGCAAAGATTGTCGAATGGTATCCTCAACACGTAAAGATCCGGGCATATAACGAACTGATTGGTCGACAAGAGGAAAAGATAGTTCCTAAAAAGATGGTCGCCATCGTTGAGAATCCGCTGTATGCCGTGATCAACGAGCCGAACTCGACCATGCAGCGTCTGGTTCGTAAGCTTAGTCTGTTGGACGTTACCGACGAGCAAACTGCCTCCGGTAAACTGGACCTGATCATTCAGTTGCCGTACATAATCAGGACCGAGGCAAGACGTCAGCAAGCCGAAGAGAGGCGTAAAAACATTGAAATGCAATTGGCCGGCTCGAAGTATGGTATCGCTTATACCGATGGTACTGAGCATATCACGCAGTTGAACCGTTCTCTCGAAAACAACCTCATGAAGCAGATTGAGTACCTGACGAGCATGCTATACAGCCAGTTAGGCATTACTCAGACCATTCTTGATGGTACCGCGGACGAGAAGACGATGCTCAACTACTATAGCCGCACAATTGAGCCAATCGTTTCGGCTATTGTTGACGAAATGAAGCGAAAGTTCTTAACCAAAACCGCCCGTTCTCAGAAGCAAACGATTTCGTTCTTTAGAGATCCATTCAAACTGGTTCCTGTAAATGACATTGCAGAGATTGCAGATAAATTAACGCGGAATGAGATCCTGACAAGCAACGAAATCAGACAGGGCATTGGCATGAAGCCTTCGAATGATCCCAAGGCAGATATGCTCATTAACAGCAACCTAAATCAGCCCGAAGACAGAATGGGTAATCGAAATGAGGAAGGAGACCATGGTCAAAATGGAAACTAGTTTTGATTTCTGTGGGTGGGCAACCAGAAATGACCTGAAGTGCTCTGATGGGCGTGTTATCCGTAGGGATGCGTTCAAGCACAATGACGGTCAGAAGGTCCCCCTGGTGTGGAATCATCAGCACAACAGCCAGGACGAGGTTCTTGGCCACGCGATTCTGGAGAATCGTGAAGAGGGCGTTTACGCCTATTGTAGCTTCAATGACAGCGACTCTGGCAAGACTGCAAAGATTCTTGTCCAGCATGGCGATATCGACGCTCTGTCCATTTATGCGAATCAGCTTCAGCAGCAGGGTCCCAACGTCATGCATGGCAACATTCGTGAAGTGAGCCTGGTGCTCGCTGGTGCTAACCCCGGCGCTTTCATCGAGTCTGTCCTCAAGCACGATGAGGAATCTGATGAGGAATGCATCATCTACACGGGCGAGAATATTGATCTGGCGCATGCCGACAAAGAGCCCGAGAAGAAGGAGGATGAAAAGGTGGATAACAAGGAAGATAAGACCATTGGCGAAGTGTTTGAGACCCTTACCGAGGAGCAGAAGACTGTCGTTTATGCGATGCTCGGGCAGGCTCTGAAGCATGGCGATGAGAAAGAAGACCCCGAAACCAACAACAATGATGAGGAGGATAACACTATGAAGCACAATCTGTTCGACGACGAGACCAAGAAGGACGAGAATGTCCTGAGCCATGACGCTATGGAGACCATCATCGCTGATGGTAAGCGCTATGGCAGCCTGAAGGAGAGCTTCCTGGCCCACGCCCAGGAGTACGGCATCGAGAACATCGATTACCTGTTCCCCGAGGCTAAGTCCCTGAATACCCCGCCCGACTTCATTAAGCGTGAAATGGGCTGGGTCCAGAAGGTCATGAGTGGCACTCACCACACTCCCTTCTCCCGCATCAAGTCCATGTTCGCTGACATCACCGAGGATGATGCCCGGGCTAAGGGTTACATCAAGGGTAAGCTGAAGAAGGAAGAGGTCTTCAGCCTGCTTAAGCGTACGACCACCCCGACGACCATCTACAAGAAGCAGAAGCTGGATCGCGATGACGTGATCGACATCACTGACTTCGATGTGGTTGCCTGGCTGAAGTCTGAGATGCGTATGATGCTGGATGAGGAAATCGCTCGCGCCATTCTGGTTGGTGACGGCCGTCTGGCTTCCAGCGACGACAAGATCAACGAGTCCAACATTCGTCCCATCTGGAAGGACGAGGACCTGTACAACATCAAGTCCACCATCGAGGTCGATGCCGCTGCTACCACCGATCAGAAGGCTAAGGCTTTCATTCGTGCCTGCATTAAGTCCCGCAAGAACTATAAGGGCTCCGGTGATCCCACTCTGTACACCACTGAGGACGTCGTCACTGACTGCCTGCTTCTCGAGGACATGAATGGTCGTGTCATCTATGACACCATGGAGAAGCTTCGCACTGCTCTGCGTGTCAAGGAGATCGTGACCGTCCCCGTGATGGAGGGCCTGACCCGCACCAACGATGCAAGCGAGACTCTCAGCCTGATGGGCATTATCGTCAACCTGGCCGACTATAACGTCGGTGCTGACAAGGGTGGCGCCATCAACATGTTCGACGACTTCGACATCGACTACAACCAGCAGAAGTACCTGATCGAGACCCGTTGCTCCGGCGCTCTGATCAAGCCCTTCTCTGCCATCTCTCTGGAGATGAAGGTCAAGGCCTAATAATCGAGGTGAAAATTCAAAATGGCGAAATACTTCGGAAAAGTCGGCTACGCTGAGCAAGTAGAAACCACACCAGGTGTGTGGGAAGAGAACATTACGGAACGTCAATACTATGGTGACGTGGTCCGTAATATCCGGAAGCTCGAATCTTCTGGAGAAGTTAATGACAACATTAACGTGTCTATGGAAATCAGTATCGTGGCCGATCCGTACGCCATTCAGAATTTTCATGCGATGCGTTACGTCGAGTACCTGGGTAGTTTATGGAAGATCTATCATGTGGAAGTAAACTATCCGAGACTAGTGCTGACGATTGGAGGGTTGTATACAAATGGGCAGCAGACTTGAACTGCATGAGATCCTTTGTGGGATTCTTAAAACAAAGAGTTGTTATTTTCAACCCCCTTCCTCAGTACGAATGCAATACCCGGCAATCGTATATTCCAGAAAAGACGTCGAGAAGAGATCTGCGGACGACATGGCTTACCGAAAGCTCCCCAGTTACGAGTTAGTTCTTATTGACAAGAACCCCGATAGTGAATTTGTTGATAAACTTCTCGATCTCCCTTACTGTAGCTTTGATAGGCACTACGAATCCGACAATCTCAATCACGACGTCTTCACATTATACTTCTAAAAGGAGGACAATAATATGTCTAAACTTGTTTGGGACAAGACTGGCGAGCGTCTGTATGAGACTGGCGTAAAGCAGGGCGTCCTGTATCCTCAGGCTGCTGGCGGCACCTATCCTAAGGGTGTGGCTTGGAACGGCCTCACTAACATCACCGAGACTCCTTCTGGTGCCGAGGCTACCGCTCTGTATGCCGACGACATCAAGTATCTGAACCTGATCTCCACCGAGGAGCTTGGCGGCACGATCGAGGCCTACACCTATCCCGATGAGTTCGCTGAGTGTGATGGCTCTGCTGCTCTTACCGCCGGTGTGTACATTGGTCAGCAGAATCGTAAGACCTTTGGTCTTTGCTACAGAACTACTCTGGGCAACGACGTTGACAGCAACGCCTATGGCTATAAGCTGCACCTGGTTTATGGCGCTCTGGCGGCTCCTTCTGAGAAGGCCTACTCGACCATCAATGATAGTCCCGAGGCCATCACTTTCTCTTGGGAGTTTAGCACTACTCCCGTGAACGTGGCTGGCTTTAAGCCCACCGCCAACATCGTCATTGATTCCACCAAGGTCGATGCCGAGAAGCTGGCTGCTCTCGAGAAGATCCTCTATGGTGACACTGAGGCCGAGGCTCGTCTGCCTCTGCCTGATGAGGTTGCTCAGGTCATGGCCACCGCGTAAACAAAGAAAGAACTCATTTATGGGGAGTCGTACTCAGTTAGGCTGGCGGCTCCCCTCTTTTTAATTTGAAAGGAGAATAGCACTATGCTTAAGAAGACTATCACCTACACCGACTACAACGATGTTAAGAGAACCGAAGACTTCTACTTTAATCTGTCCAAGGCTGAGCTGTCCGAAATGGAACTCAGTGTGGATGGTGGCTATGCCGAGATGGCCAAGAAGATCGCCGAGGCCCAGAATGCTCCTGAGCTGGTGAAGCTGTTCAAAGAGCTCATTCTTAAGGCTTATGGTGAGAAGAGTGCCGATGGCAGACGCTTCATGAAGGTCGATGATAAGGGCAATCCTCTGTCCATCGCCTTCTCCCAGACCGAGGCGTATTCTGAGCTGTTCATGGAACTCGCGTCTGATGCTGATGCTGCTGCCACTTTCTTCAAGGGTGTCATCCCTGCCGATCTCAGCAAGCAGGTGTCCGCTCAGATGGGCGCGTGAAATGAAAATTAGGAGAGATGACAAATGTTTCAACTTGAAATTGAAACTGCCCCAGAGGGCTGGGATCCTGTGAAAGAGGAATTCGTTCAGGCCAAAACAACAACCTTGCAATTGGAGCATTCTCTTGTCTCTCTGTCAAAATGGGAATCCAAATGGTGCAAACCATTTCTTATGAATTCTGGTCTGACTGATGAAGAGAGCCTGGATTACATTAAGTGTATGACAATTACTAAAAATGTAGATCCGAGTGTATATCTTCATCTGACCAAAGAGAACGTCGAGGCGGTTATCGCCTATATTAATGCGCCGATGACCGCTACGACTTTCTCTAAAGACCCCAACGGAAAAACCAACAAGGAAATTGTGACCGCGGAACTGGTCTACTATTGGATGATCTCTTATAACATCCCGTTCGAGTGTCGGAAGTGGCACCTGAATCGATTGTTAACCTTAATCCGCGTGTGTGGTGTTAAGAATGCTCCGCCTAAGAAAATGAGCAAGGGTGAGATCATGCGAAATAATGCCGCACTTAATGCTGCTCGCAGAGCGAAGATGCATTCTAAGGGGTGACTTATGGAAGACAAAAACTACAAAAAGTGGCTTACCACTTTCACCAAAAGAGCGGTCGCGGTCATTCTCGTAGTCTCGCTCATCGACCTGCAATTGTCCTATATCCTGGCTTTCCTGGGGCGAGAGACGATCGCTGAATCTCTATCCAGCGAGATTGCTACGACTGTTATTGGCGTCATGCTCGGGTACTTCACGAAGGCACTGTTCGAAACGTTCTTTGAGAAGCGAGAAGAGCGGCTAAACAAAATTCTGGACCAATATGAAAATGAGGAGGAATAACAATGCCTATTTCTTTTATGACGACTGCACTTCTGGCGGTGTCTCTATTCACTAATCTGACCGTTGAGGGCATCAAGAAGTTGCTCGATGGGACCACTGCGAAATATTCTTCTAACATTCTTGCGGCTGTCGTGTCTGCCCTGATCGCGATTGCGGTGAGTGTCGTGTATATGATCATGGGCGACATTTCCTTCACAGTGAAGATCGGAGTCGAGATTGCGGTGCTTGTGTATCTCAGTTTCCTTACTTCCACCGTCGGTTACGACAAGATCATTCAGGCTATTAAACAGATTCAGTCAACTAAATAAGGAGGAGCTCATATGGCTGTTACTATCAATGCTTATTCAAAAACTAGGGATGGGGGCAAGAAGCTGTCCACCAACTTCAAAGTCGAGGAGTTTGCTTGTAGCGACGGCTCTGACCCTATCTTCATTGCCCCGAAACTCGTAACGATTCTTCAGAAGATCCGCAACCATTTCGGCAAGCCCGTGATTATCAATAGTGCGTATCGAACAGTTGGTAAAAACAAGGCTGTCGGTGGCGTGACTCGCTCTCAGCATCTTTACGGAACTGCGGCGGACATTCACATCGTTGGTGTCACCCCCAAGGAGATCGCTAAGTATGCTGAGACCTTGCTCCCTACTTCCGGGGGAATTGGAATCTACAGTAGCTTCACTCACATTGACGTGAGAGAAGTAAAGAGCCGCTGGAACGGCTAGATCGGAGTGACAACATGATAACGTTCAGACAAAAGGGCGACTTCTCTAAACTCACCCGCTACCTTGAACGAGTGAAAGAAGTAGTTCGTCGAGGCGATCTCGATAAGTATGGTCGAGCTGGAGTTGCCGCCCTTGCGTCTGCAACGCCAATCGATACCGGACTCACCGCGTCCTCATGGTACTACGAGATAGAAAACGCCAACGGGTCTGCGGTGATTTCATTTCACAACTCAAATATTCAAAATGGAGTTCCGATTGCTATTATTCTCCAATATGGCCACGGAACTGGCACTGGCGGCTGGGTAGAAGGACGAGATTACATTAATCCTGCTATCCGGCCCATTTTTGATGCCATCGCAAATGATGCATGGAGGGAGGTTACTAGACTATGAGCAAAACGGTTGACGAAAGAGTCGTAGAAATGCGATTTGACAATCGTCAGTTTGAACAAAATGTCGCAACGACGATGTCTACTTTGGACAAGTTCAAGCAGAAGTTGAACTTCAGAGGCGCCACAAAGGGTCTCGATGAAGTCGGTGCTGCTGCCTCAAAGGTCGACATGAAAGGCCTTGGGTCTGGAGTAGAAACCGTCACTGCTAAATTCTCCGCTCTTCAGGTCATGGGCGTAACCGCCCTCGCGAACATCACGAACTCCGCCGTTAATACCGGCAAAAGACTCGTTTCGGCGTTGACCATCGATCAGGTGACCGCTGGATGGAGCAAGTATGAACAGAAGACTGCCTCTGTCCAGACGATCATGAATGCCACTGGCAAGAGTATCGAGGAAGTCAATGGCTATCTCGATAAACTGATGTGGTATTCCGATGAAACCAGCTATGGCTTCACCGATATGACTCAGTCTCTCGGTCAGTTGACCTCTGCCGGTGGCGACATCGAGAAACTCATCCCGATGATCGAGGGCATTGCCAACGCCACGGCATTTGCCGGCAAGGGTGCTACTGAGTTTAGCCGAGCCATTTACAATCTGAACCAGTCTTACAGCGCTGGCTACCTGCAGTATATGGACTGGAAGAGCCTCGACTTGGCTGGCGTTTCGTCCAAGCAATTGAAGCAGGTTTTCATTGACACTGCCAAGGCGCTTGGTAAGTTGGATGCCGAAGGCAAGACTGTAAATGGAACACTGGTCGAGCTTGGCAATTTTGGCCAGACGCTCCAGGACAAGTGGGCGGACACTGAGGTCATGGAAGCCGCATTCGGAAAGTTCTCCGAATTAACCGAGGCGGCGTATGAAGCGGTTCGGTCTGGCGAATATGATACAGCCAGTGAGGCGATTGCTGCATTGGCCGATCAGTATGATGAGATTTCGGCAAAGGCATTCGCATCTGCACAAGAAGCAAAGAGTTTCACCGAAGCAATCGAGGCCACTAAGGATGCGGTTAGCTCTGGGTGGATGAACACTGCGGAGCTCATCTTCGGTAACTACGACGAAGCTAAGAAACTTTGGACCGACATGGCGAATTCTCTATGGGACATTTTCGCCAGTGGGTCTGAGTCTCGTAATGCCGTTCTCGGGGACGCTCTAAATTCAAAATGGGATGTCCTCCTTGAGAAAATGGAGGACGCCGGAGTATCGGCTGAAAGTTTCCAAGAGAAACTCAAGGAAACTGCCAAAGAACACGGCGTTGCAATCGACGACCTGATCGACGAATACGGTTCCCTCGGCAAAGTTATCTCTGCTGGTAAACTTTCCAAGAATGTTATCGTCGAAACCATCAAGAAATTTGCCGACAACGTTAAAACCGTTGGAAAGGCTACCAGCGTAACCACCGAAAAACTCGAGCATTTCCAGAGTGTTGTCAACAAGGTCATTCGTGGCGATTTTGGCAACGGCGCCGAGCGAATGGAGAAACTCGCCAAAGCGGGCGAGAACTATGCCACGGTTCAGGCGCTGGTCAATAAAGTTTGGGAGCGAAACGGTAAGAATTGGTCTGACACAACAATTAAGGCTGAGGACTTAGTCGATGTCATCAATGATCTTTCCGAAAGCGAACTCAAGAGCATGGGTTATACTGATGAGCAAGCCAAGGCTCTTAAAGAGCTCGCCGCAGAGGCCGAAAAGACCGGAACTCCCCTCAATGAGCTGATCGAGAGTTTGGAGAGGCCTAGCGGTCGGGAACTTCTCTTCAGTTCGATCCATAACGCGCTCGAAGGCGCTGCCAAGTTGGTTCAGACCTTCCGCGACGCTTGGTCCGAGATCTTTACTGGCGATAGAATGTCTGCGGGCATCTATAATTTCCTTGACGGGATGAATCGCCTGTCAGAGAAGTTGATCATGTCTGATGAGACCGCAGATAAACTGAAGCGGACTCTTAAGGGTCTGGTCGCACTTTTGGATGTCGTGCAGATGGTTCTCGGTGGCGGCATCCGACTTGGATTTAAGATTCTGTCCGAAATTCTCGAGGCGTTTGACCTTGACATTCTTGACGTCACAGCATCCATCGGCGATGCTATTGTGAAGTTCAGAGACTGGGTTGATTCCGTTCTGAACGTAAGCGGTGTGTTTAAGAAGCTCGTTCCGCATATCACCGAGTTTACTAAACGCATTAAGGATCTCTTTAACAACTTGAAGAACTCGAAAGTCTTCAAGAAGTTTGTCGAGTATTTGAAGCTAACAGTCAACTGGTTTAAGAAATTGGCCACACTTGATGTGTCTAATTGGTCGTTTGACAAGTTGTTTGACGGCATCAAGGAAGCTGTTACCTCTCTCCCCGATAATATGAAGGAAATCGGTGAGAACATTGTCGAAGGACTTCGAAATGGATTGGGAGATCGGTTTTCTAAGATCGTTGATAAGGCCAGAGAACTTGCCATCAAGATCATTGACACTATCAAGAACGTTCTCGGTATTCATTCCCCGTCGACCGTTATGTTCGAGATCGGCGAAAATATTGTTGCTGGTCTGATTAATGGCATCGCATCCGGCATTAAGTTTGTTGTCGAAGGCGTTGCTAATCTCGGCAAGAAGATTATCGATCTGGTCAAGAGTATCGATTTCACGCCGCTTATTGATGCCATCAAGAGTGGATTTGCCAAGATCAAAAAGGCGACTGGTAATTTTGATTGGAAGAAACTCCTCGCTATCATCCCGATCGGCGTTGTTCTCCTTGTCGTGAAGGAAATCTACGAGTTCTCTCAGGCCGTGAGTCGAGGAATGAGTAGTATTAGCGACGTCATTGACGGATTCACAGACATCGAGAAGAGTTTCGCGAAGGTTTTGAACGCTAAAGCATTCGAAACGACCGCCGAAGCCCTTAAGAAGATTGCAACATCGATTGCCATTCTTGCCGCGTCGGTGGTAATTCTTACCCAGGTCGATGCGCAAAAGTTGTACACATCAACTGCGATTATATTCATCCTTGCTGTCACGTTGTCGGTACTTGCCAAGGCAATGACTAAAATGCAGGCCGCTTCTGCGACGCTCGGTAAGGATGGTCTGAAACTCGCGGGCGTTAAGACCGGTCTGTTGACTATGTCAGCGGCCATTCTCATTCTCGCTGGAGTGGTGAAGATCGTTGGCGAACTCGACACCAAACAGGCCATTCGAGGTTTTTTTGGCCTGATCAATCTCATTGGTGTTATGGTGTTGACCTACGCGGTCATTCAAGCGATAACTACAAAATTCCCTGCGGCGACCAATTTCGATGCTTTAAGCACCATGATGCTCAAGATGTCTGTAGCAATCGGACTCATGGCTATGGTCTGTAAACTTATCGGAAAACTGACCTGGGGCGAAATGGGGAAGGGGGCCGCTTTTGTTGGTGCGTTCCTCGTGTTTGTGCTATCGCTTAATGTCATCGGCCTGATTCCGTCCCATGGAGTTGACAAGATCGGCGGTATGGTGCTTAAAATCACGTTTGCCATTGGTCTAATGGTACTTGTGTGTAAGCTCACCAGATTGTTGACCGAGGAAGATATCGCAGCGGCCGAGCAATTCTTGGTACGATTCCTCTTATTCGTGGGGATGTTAGTCACCATGACCGAGATTGCTCCCGATAAAAAGATAGCGGAGATCGGCGGTCTGTTACTGTCCATTTCCATCTCGATGATGCTAATGGTCGGTGTTTGTAAACTCGCCGCAAAGTTGACTCCTGAGGAAATGTGGGCCGGCGTTGGTTTCATGGCGGCGTTCTTGGTCTTCGTGGCGATTCTGGTTGGTATCACTCAAGTTGCTGATGGGACCAAGACAGCTAAGATTGCTGGTACGTTGCTTGCCATGGCGGCTGCAGTTGCTATTCTCGCTGGTGTGGCGATTCTGCTTAGCATGCTTCCCGATGCTGATATGCTTTGGAATGGCGTGTTGGCCGTGATGATGCTGAGTCTTGGCATGGCTGCTATGGCTGCTGCGGCAAAGGGTGCTCAGAAATGCGTCGGTAACATTGTTGCACTAGCAATTGCCGTTGGTATTATGGCGGGTGCCGTCGCAGCACTGACGCTCCTTCCCGAACCAGATAGGCTGGACGACGCAGTTATGTCGATGGTCATTGTCATGGGCATGTTTGCTCTAATCATGAAGATGGCCCAGAGTATGCCAACTGTCACTGGAACGTTATTTGCCATGGCGGCTGCGATGGCAGTGCTTGGTGGCGTTCTATATTTGCTCGGAACCCTCCCCGTTGAATCGAGTAATGCCGCAGCAATTTCTTTGTCTATCGTGATGTTGGCATTTGCGGCGGCTATGCGGATCATTTCTGGTATGGCCGCTCCTTCTACCCAAGCCTTAATTGCTATCGGGGTTATGGCCGTTGTTGTCGCATTGCTTGCTGGGGTCTTGTATCTTCTCAGAGATCTTGAGATCGGACAGGCGATGGATACGGTAATTGTTCTTGGCATATTCCTCGGAGTTCTTGCAGGAGTCACTTGGCTTATCAGTACGCTCCAGAAGCCTTCGCTCCTCGGTATCGCGGCATTAGCGATTGTGACGGTCTTGGTTGGTGCTCTTGCGGCTGTTCTCTATTTCCTTCAGGATGTAGATCCTACTCAAGCCATGGGGGTCGTTAAGGCGATCGTCACATTTATGGCGGCCATGATGATTGTGGTCGGTTTATGTGCTGCGATCGGTTCCCTTGCGATTTACGCCATTCCCGGATTGCTTGTGTTGGTTGGCTTCATCGGAGTCCTCGGTCTTGTCGTTGTTGGCCTTGCTGCGCTTGCGATGGATGTCATCGCTGGTATGCCCAAACTCGGTGCCGATCTCTCGGCGTTCATGGCGAACGTCCAGCCGTTTATCAACGGAGTTCAGAATATTCCGGATGATATTTCGGACAAGATCAGCAAACTTTCGTCCGCAATCCTTTCGTTGACGGGAACCGAGATTCTTGACGCCATTGCAAACTTCCTCAGCGGTGGTAGTTCCATTGCGGATCTTGGCAACGAGCTTAAGACCTTTGGCGAGGGAATGGCGGCATTCTCTGCGAGTATGACAAGCGTCGATACCGCCATCGCGTCTATGTCTAAGATCAAGGGCCTTCAAGATACAATCACGGATGTGGACCTTAGCCAGTTGTCAACTATCGCATCTTCTTTGGAAGGGTATTCGAACAAAGTGAGCGCTCTGAACCTCAGCGCAATCATTACGTCGATCTCTATCGTAAATCGTTTGACAAATCTGGCTTCGTCTCTTAGCACGGTTGACACCAGTGGAATTTCCAACTTCAACGTGGAGCCGCTTGGCCAGAAACTGGCCGCTTATAGTGCGTCGGTCTCGGTCGTTAATCTCTCGGCTATCTCGGCTTCCGTAGTGGCTGCTTCTAGACTTAGAAACTTCATCAGCAGTCTTGTTGGTTTTGACGGGAGTGGTGTCGAAGGCTTTAAGAGCGCTGTTAGTAAACTCGGAACCATTTCGATTAACGAGGTCATCTCTGCGTTCCGAAATGGCGTTCCTCAGTTGACTAATGCCGGCTCCGATTTGATCAATGCCGCAGTCAAAGGCATGCATTCTGCCCAGGGCAGTATTGCTCAAACCGTTCGCGACATCGTATCGGTGATTCGCTCGGCGTTTGTAAGTCAAAATGGAATGTTTGTCAGTGTCGGCAAGAATCTGGCCGCTGCTTTTATCAAGGGTCTCGGCTCTAAGAAGGCAGAAGTAAACTCTACTGCGCTTTCCCTTGTCAGCTCTGCTAGTGGCAAGATTCGTTTGGAGTATAGCGAGTTCTATGACGCCGGCGTCTATCTGGGCGAGGGCCTTGTCAGCGGTCTCGATTCCAAAATCGCCGACGTCACAGCGAAAGCCGCGGCTATGGCCAAAGCCGCCGTCGATGCCATCAAGGAAGCGGCTAAGATTAATTCCCCGTCAAAAGAGACCGAACAGATGGGCGAATATATGGGTCAAGGCTTGGTTAACGGCCTCGACGCGTTTGCCGACGTTGCATCTGACGCCGGTTTTAATCTCGGCGATAGCGTGAAATCTGGATTGAGCGAAGCCTTGAGCGGCATTCAGGATGCCATGGACATCGAGTTTGACGATCGGATTACGATCACGCCTGTTCTCGACATGGATAAGGCGAAGGCAAAGGCTACTGAGTTTAAGGATTGGCTGGTCGGCGGAACAAACACTATCAATGGCAATGTGTCTAGTAATGCCATGAGCAAAATCGATAAGCTTCAAGCAATCGTCGACAAAGTTTGGCGTGGTGATTATGGCAATGGTGAAACTCGAAATGCGAAGTTGACTGGCGAGGGATACGACTACAAGCTTATCCAGGACTTGGTCAACAAAACCGCCGATGGTCATAAACTTACTGTCGAAGATCTGCCTTCCGAGCTTAGGGATAGCCTCAACTCGATGAACACGACCGCGACTGCAGTCACTGCTATTAGTTCTGCTGTCCAAGAGAAGGCTCTAAATAACTCCAAGATTGAGGGTCTCGTCTCTTCTGGCTTCGACAACTTGCGCAAAGACATCAGTAAGATCGAGAAGCCGTCCTACGTCATTAACGGTATTACTTATGATGATGGTAGCGCTATTTCTGACACCGTCAAGGCCTTGATTCGTGGCGCAATGATTGAAAGGAGGGTGTAACCCATGGCAAATACCACTTACACGGTAAAGAAAGGAGATACACTCTCCGGGATCGCAAGAAAATATGGCACCACTGTCTCGGCGTTGATGAAACTCAACCCCGACATCAAAAATGCAAATCTCATCTATGTTGGTCAGGTAATTGTAGTCAGTGGTACTGCCGCGTCTGCATCTACTTCCAGTGGTAATCAAGCCGTGGTTAATCGCCTTGGTCTGGTTACTACTACCAATCGTACGGTCTACGCCGGTTGGACTTGGGGTAAGCATAGTACAACTGATCATTACGAAGTCATTTGGAGTTATTCCTGGGGCGTCGGCATCGAGGCTAAGGAGAAGAGTACGACTGAATTTCAGTATAGTACTTTCACTCCTCCCGACTATGCTACCCACGTCACAATCATCGTAACTCCTATCGCAAAGACCAAAACAGTTAACAACAAAGAGGTAGCTCTCTGGACGGCTAAGCCTTCGACCAGGAAAACGTATTGGTTTAAGGATAACCGTCCGGAGACTCCTCCGGCGCCCACCGTAACGGTCAAAGATTACACACTTACGGCGGAGTTGACCGGTCTCGATCTCGAAAATGCAACCCACATTCGATTCTGGGTGGCAGAGCAAGGATCGACTACAGCTTATAAGATCTCTGGTGATATTCCTATCGTCCAGGGTCGAGCGGCATATTCTTGTACGGTTGCGCCAGGAAAGACCTATGTGGTTCAGTGCAAGTCAATTGGCCCTTCTGGTGAAAGTGACTGGTCTGGCAATTGGTCTGACGAAGGCGAGACAAAACCTGCAGCACCGAAGGGAATTTCGGTATGTAAGGCCATGTCGGAAACTTCGGTTTATTTGGAGTGGGACGAGGTTGCTACTGCGACAAGTTATGACATCGAGTACGCCACCAAACGTGAGTACTTCGATGAGTCAAATGCTACCACCACCGCATCTAGTACCAAAACTAGTTATACTCTGACCGGCCTCGAATCTGGCCAAGAGTATTTCTTCCGGGTCAGAGCCTCAAATAACTCCGGCGATTCCGAATGGACGGGGCTCAAGTCAGTTATTGTGGGTGCTAAGCCTGCTGCTCCGACGACTTGGTCTTCCACCACAACCGCTATTGTTGGTGAGGCTCTCAATCTGTATTGGGTTCATAATTCTGAGGATGGGTCTAGTCAGACTTATGCAGAATTAGAGCTCACGATTAATGGCACTGCGTCAACCAAGACGATCAAGAACTCAACTGAAGAAGACGAAAAGGATAAGGTCAGCGTCTACCCAATTGACACCTCTGTCTATACCGAAGGGACCCAAATTCTTTGGCGAGTCAGAACAAGAGGCATTCTTGCTGAGTACGGCGATTGGTCTATCCAGCGGAAAGTTGACGTATACACGACTCCGACATTATCACTTGCCCTGACAAATTCTGCCGGAGCGACAGTTGAGCAACTGACTGCGTTTCCGATCCATGTTTCAGCTATTGCTGGACCGAATACCCAGACTCCGATTGGCTATCACGTCGAAGTCGTCGCCCAGGAAGCTTACGAAACTGTAGATCACATTGGAAACGTCAAAATGGTTAGCAAAGGCGAGGTCGTATGCTCTAAGTACTACGACATCAATACTGCACTGAGTATTGACCTGGGTCCGAGTGACCTTGACCTGGAGAACAACATTTCTTACTCGGTTGTATGCACTGTGTCGATGAATTCTGGCCTTACCGCAATCGATTCGGCCACTTTCTCTGTTGCATGGACCGAGGATGAGTATGCACCAAATGCCGAAATTGGCATCGACGATAACACTTACACTGCGATGATTAGGCCCTATTGCGAAGATGCGCATGGAAAACCGATCGAAGGCGTACTTCTCTCTGTTTATCGGAGAGAGTATGACGGCAGCTTTACTGAAATCATCAAAGACATTGAGAATGTCAAAAACGCCTATGTCACCGATCCCCATCCGGCTCTCGACTATGCCCGATATCGAATCGTGGCGATGAGTCAAGCAACAGGCGCCATCAGTTACTATGACGTTCCTGGCTATCCGGTTGGCGGAGTCTCGATCATTCTTCAATGGGATGAGGCATGGTCTGATTTCGATGTCGGAACGGACGAATCTATTGAGCTCGACGAGATTCCTTGGACCGGTTCGATGCTGAAACTTCCGTATAACATCGATGTATCCAATTCCCATAAGCCCGATGTCGAGCTGGTGGAGTACATTGGCCGATCGAACCCGATTAGCTATTATGGCACTCAGCATGGCGAAACAGCCACTTGGAATGTTGACATTGATAAGAAGGACGTGGATACTCTATACGCACTTCGTCGGCTTTCCAAATGGATGGGCGACGTTTATGTCAGAGAGCCCTCTGGAAGCGGTTACTGGGCGCATGTCACTGTGACTTTCAAAGTCCAGCATCTGAAAACTGTAATCCCCGTTACGTTAGATATCACAAGAGTTGAAGGAGGTGTGTGACATGGTGGATTGGACAGCTTCAATGCAGCAAACCTTTGAGTATTACATCGTTGATCCGGCTACCTGGAAAGACATGAAGCTGATCGAAAACGTAAAGTCATGCACCATTACTCGAGACTCCGACGCTGAAACCCTCGGTTCGGCCACAATTGACGCATCTGAATCACTAGGCGAATGCTACATCCGAGTGTACCTCATAACAATTCAAAATGGATTACGAGAGAGACATCCGCTTGGCACATTCTTGATTCAAACGCCATCCTTAGATTTTAATGGTCGACGCCAAAACATTTCAATGGACGCATACACACCTTTGCTCGAGCTGAAAGAAAGTCCGCCTGCTCTCGGGTACTCGATATTCAAGAATGTCAACATCATGGACATTGCTTATCGTCTTGCCTGGGAGCGTGCGCGGGCTCCGGTGGTCAAAGCTGAGTGCTCCACGCCCCTTGCGATGGACTTCACCGCAAGTACAGATGACACTTGGCTTACATTCTTAAACGACCTGATCGCCAACGCTGAGTATCAGTTCGATCTTGATGAGATGGGACGGATTCTGTTTGCCCCGAAGCAAGACACTGCATCTCTGCAGCCAGTCTGGACCTATACCGATGACAACAGTTCGATTCTGTACCCCGAGATTAGCGTGGATAGAGACCTCTATGGCATTCCGAATGTTGTAGAGGTCATCCACTCTAATGGCGCCGGGTATTACTTTGTTCGGGCAGTCAATGACGACCCGAATAGTCCGACCTCTACGATTCGGCGTGGACGAGAGATCATTTATCGGGATAGTGACCCTGATCTGGTTGGCGATCCGACCCAGAGCCAAGTGAAAGACTATGCTGATCGTCTCCTTCGTGAGTTGTCGGTACTTGAGTATACAGTTTCCTACACTCATGGCTATTGCCCGGTTCGTCTTGGAGACTGCATTCGATTGAACTACGATAGGGCGGGCATTACTGATGTGAAGGCCAAAGTAATTTCGCAGAAGATCAAATGTGAGCCCGGATGCCCGGTGACAGAGAAGGCTGTATTTACGGCTAAGTTGTGGAGGTGATAGCGTGGCTGTATCCAGTGAACTGATTTCCGAATTCGCAAAAATTACTAATGATCGGAAGGCTAGTCGAATTGATGAAGTCACCCTCTATGGAGAAGTCATCGAGTACCAGGACATGATTTGTGTCAAGTTTGATGGTACCGAGGAGATTACTCCGGTGACCACGGTTGTGGAGAAAGACGAACAGGGGAATATCACCAATTATAAGTATGGCGCAGCAAGCGTCAAGACGGGTGATCGAGTGTCGGTCAACCTGAAAAATCACTCTGCGACTATCACTGGCAATCTATCAGATCCTCCTGCAGGACGAGCCGAGTTCAAGGTCAACGAAAATGATATTATGGCCAGAGTCGGCGCCACCGAAATGTGGATCAAGAATGAGGGCGTTACATTCACGGGCCTTTCTGAGGGAACCACTACAATCGACGGCGGTTGCATCAAGACTGGGACGATTGATGCCGATCGTTTGAATCTCACTGGGTCTATCTCGTTTGGAGACTTGACCACAGAAGTTCAAAATGAAATTAATTCTGCGTCTGAAGATGCCGCTGAGGCTACCGAGTTAGCCAATAGCGCCAGTTCTGCTGCTTCTGGTGCATATTCGGTCGCGAGAAGTATAGCTAATGGCAGTTATGTTGGCGGAACATTCATCGATAAGACGACGATCAAGGCCCCAACGATTATCGGAAACGAGATCAAGGTCTACGGAACATTTCAGACTGTTGGTCTAAATGAGAATGTCACTGGTTATATGGGCGCGGCTCAGGGTATGACTGCCGATGGAACTGAAACCTACGGCGTTGCATTGTCATATGCTTGGAATCCTGACACTTATGAAGTCAGTGATAAATATGTCATCGTTACCGATGCAGGCATTCGTATGCAGGCTGGCACTAATCGAATTGTGGTCACTGCCGGTGCCATCAACATCACCACTGGCGTTGGTAAGGCATATTATAATGGCGTTGAAATCGGCAGCGGCGAAGCCGGAACTGTCACCGCAGTCTGGGGGTGAGTGAATGGCCGAGTCAGTATTTCCCGGCAGTTGGGAATGTGATTACACCAATACGTCAATCACCGCAAGAATTACCGATCCGGACGAATACTCATACTTCTCTTGGTCGTTACGCACTGCTGATGGTGGCACGACACTACAATCTCGCGGATACTCTCTGGCTCGGTCCGTAACGTTTAGCGGCCTAACTCCCGCAACAACATATCGAGTCTATATGTCTTGGTCGCACTCGACGACTGGTGAAGGTAACTATGAAATAGACTATGTCACGACGCAGGCAGTGGAACCAACTCCAGAGCGGCCTGCAAACTGGTCTTGGTCTTCAACAGTTCGTAAAGGTGCTTCTGTGCCATTGACCACCATTGGCGAAGAACAGTATGAAGCCGCATATTTGACTGCTAGCGAGTGGAATGCTTTCTGGGATCGTCTTATAGAATTTGCACGATATAAGGGGCTTTCCGTGACCGGAACACCAAATCGTGTTAGTGCCGGCGATCCGATGCTCGCTTCGCAAGCGAATGACGCTCGTACTATGATTTCCTTACTTGATCCGACTGTTGAACTTCCCGCAGAAGTTTCGTCCGGAAGCAAGATTACGGCAGCATTTATCAATGGACTAGCAAACTCGTTGAATAGTGTGGAGTGAGGTGAGATTCGTGGACGAGATCATGAACAGCATTAACACAGCATTTAAAGCAATTTCATCAATCCCAGTAACCGGAGATTCGGTGGACGCAATGGCTGTCGCTAGAGCTCAATTACGTAAGGCGTATGCCGAACTCGAAAAAGTGAAAGAGGAGGTAAATGCCGATGGACATGGAAGTTGAGCACAGACTGACAGAAGTCGAAAGCCGGGCTAAATCCAACACGCATCGCATTGACGAGGTCGAGAAGCGCCAGAATAATCTGACCGATCTGATCGTTTCGATTAGAGAGTTGGCAGTTCGAGAAAACAAAGTCGAAGAGGATGTCAAGAGCATTACAGATGACATCAAAACCGTTAAAAACAGCGTTCAGAAAATCACAGAGCGATCTGCCAATCATTGGGACGAATTGGGTGCAAAAATTCTTTGGGCGGTCATCGCCGGAGTTATCGGTTTTGCACTAGCGGCGATTGGTCTGTAAAAGAGAAAGAGGCTCCGTCATTTCGACAGGGCCTCTTCTTTTTACTTCAAAATGGATTGTCATAAAGCCATCGGTATCAAGTAGTACCCCATGAGTGTGGGTTTAAATGTACCCGAAATTAGTCACACTTAAGCTCAATCGTTATTTTATATGGAGGAGTGTAATAGCGTAGTCCTTTTGAAATTTCGAATCCATACCGCTCAGCATTCTCTTTTGATATTCTCACATTCGGATCTCTTTCGTACACCATCTTAGAGATTATTGTTTTTAAATATCGATTCTTCGTTTTAGCGTCTACGCTATCGTCTTCTAAAATTCGTAAAGCATTTCGAGTCTTCATCAATTCTTCTCGATAATCTATGCGCCTCGGCATCGAATCCTTAGCTTTATCGAGTGCCTTATTTACTTCCTCTTTTTCTTTTAGCACCTTTTCATTTAGTTTAGCAAAGATGTGCTGAGGAAGTCGTTTATTTGGATCGGGGTCATATTGTGCATCCCATTGTTCTATTTCTTTCTTCTCTAGGTCTTTAAGTTGTCTCCCCAAGCGTTCTACGAGATCTCTGTGCAACTTGAACGAATCATCGTGGTCATTTTCTATCCTAACTTCAAAGTCCTCTATACAGTTTTTGAGAGTCTTGCAAACATAGTCAAACACTTCTTGAAAATTCACAGACCCAGTTTTACAGTGAACTTGATTATTACATACAAGTTTAGGCGGAGCATATTCAATCCCATTCCGTGTATAAGTGTTATAACCAATCTTGTGTCCGCATTTTTTGCAGAACATGATTCCGCTGAATGGGTTCTTTAGAGTTAAGTCCCTTCGAGTTCGATGACGTTTACCTCGTATCTCACGAGCTTTGTTGAATTGCTCTTCGGAAATGATTCCGTCGTGCTTACCCTCAAATAACAAGAACTCGTCCACTTTTGCCTTCGGGCGTAGCTTCTTAATCTCCTGATCTTCAATAACCTTCACTGTCTTTCTCCAGTTCCATCGTGTACAACCAATATAATGGTGATTCTCAAGTATGCTAAAGATGATACTCGGTTTCCATGTTTTGTGTCCTGTCTTGGTTCTGACGCCAAGGTCTTCAAGTCGTCTGCAAATGGCCGTAACACCAATATCTTCTTCGCAGTACCAGTTGAAGATCATACGAACTACGTCAGCTTGATCTTTACGCTCAGTTAGAGTGTAGTATGACTTCTTGCCGTCGGCCTCGGATTTCTCGATACGATCAAATCCGTAAGGAGCAGTTGACCCTACATAATTACCTTCCTTAACACTTAATAGTTTTCCACGAGCTTGAATTTTCTTGAAGTATTCGAGATACTCGTTGCCACGTTTTAGCTCTCGTTCAAAAGCATCTCTATCGTATTCGTCACGTAAGTCATATATTTTCATAGGTGTGATTACGTACGTATTCGTATATCGAAGTAACCTTATAAGTCTACCGGCATCCTCAAGATCGCCACGACTTAAACGTTGCACATCTACTACGATTATCGCTCTGACGGCGGGATCTTCTATGTCCTTGAGTAAACGCGTTATCTCGGGGCGATCTTTAAGAGATTCACCACTACCCACTTCCATATATTTGTTTTCGGGAGGTATCGGACCGCCGAGGTATTTGATTGCATATTCCTCAATTATCCTACTGTGTTTCTCTAAAACTTCTTCAGTCGATAGCAAAGGGTCATCCGTACGCGACTTTCTACCATATTCTCGCGTGTCATAGTAATAAAAATGTGGGTATTCTTTATACATTGTCGTTCTTCCTCTCTCGTTGATGAATCAAAAATTCTGCATATTCCACGAGTTTATTGTGCTCCTCGTCTGTAAATACGTATTTGTTAAATTTTTTGGCCCAAGTATCAAATCGTTTAACTCGTATATTATCCTCACGGCCAATGGACAGTCGATAGTAGTCAGTGATTGTATCCATCGCTGAGATTGGTTTATTGTCCCAACCCATTAAGTACGCTGGAGTTGTATTAAGCACTTCGGCTAGTGGTCCAAGAATGTCCATTGGAAGATTTTCTATATCTCCTTTCTCGTAGCGATAAACCGTAGTTCGGTTCTTATTTAACTTTTGAGCCAATTCATCAACCGACATATTTAACTCTTTTCTTCTCTCTTTAATTCGTTTTCCGACGTCCATGCAATGCACTTCCTTTCTGTACAGCCATTAGTATAGCATTGATATTTGCACATACGCAAATGAAACGCAAATTTAGACTAAAAATATTGCGTATTACGCACAAAATACCAGTTGACAGAAAAATTGGAATGGTGTTATCTTTTATTTGTCGCATGAAACGCAACTAGAAAGAGGTGTGTGCATTGGATGCAAATAAACTACATAAAAAGATTTATGAAAAGGGCCTCAGCATTGATGCCGTATCGAAAATGAGCGGAGTTGATATTTTGCTCTTGGGGGAGATACTTTTTGGACACGGTCTGATGACGATTGGTGATGCGCTGAAGATCAAAGAAGTGCTGTCCCTAACAAATGCAGAGGCAATTGATATTTTCCTATCGTAGAGGTGCTTGCATATGAAAACATATAGATTCGAAAACGCCACCATTTATGTTTATGGCGAGGTTAATAAAGAACGACTCAGAAAGGCAACCATTAAGCTCGTCAAAGACGCTCGTAAGTATAAGAAGGGAGCGACTAAGCGATGAGCACAATTATTCGTCCGGAGATTTCCAGAAAGAACAAATATTGGATTGACAGGCATCGCCATTATGAGCTGAAACACTTCTGTCTTCAATATCCAGAATGGAAACGTGCGTATTACTTAAGTCCTGGCATATCATCCTCATTTGGAAATGAGCCGCCAGGAAGCGATTCGCATGGCGATCCAACAGCTAAGCTCGCGATGCGAAAAGTTGTGTATATGGAACGGATCGAGTTGATTGAACGTATTGCGGGGGAGGCTGATAAAGACCTACGCGATTATATTTTAAAGGGAGTCACAGAGGGCCTGTCATATACATATTTGAGAACAAAAATGAACATGCCGTGTAGTCGGGACATGTATTACGATCGATATAGGAAGTTCTTCTGGCTGCTCGATAATGCCAGAGATTAAGCAATCGCGAAAACTACAATCTCCTTTATGAAAGGAGATGACGGTATGATTAAAAACAAAATTTATTCAATCCTGATGCTGACAGTTGGAGGGATCGCAACAGCGATTTCTAAGGACGCAACATTGCTGGTGTTGATGAGCTTGTTTGCAATACCGATGTTTTTCAGTAAACATGAATGGATCATGTAAAAGAGCGAGTCCCGTCTGGGGCTCCTCTTTTTGCGTTCGCGAAGAAAACATGTGTGTTTAATGAAAGAGTAACATACATATTTGAAAGGGGAATTATTATGGCTAATGTTATTGGGCTGATTATTTGTGTAATTGGTTACGTTGCATTGTCTGCCGAATAATTTCTAACTAAATGTTAGAGAAGGAAGAGGGTTCATCAGAGCCTTCTTCTTTTCGTTTCGCGTAAAAAACATATTCATTTATGAGAAACTAAACTAAAAACGAAAAGGAGATATTGTTATGTTTAAACAGATCATCAATGCTATCTACATGGCTTCGGCTTCGTTTGCAGTCGCGTTCTTCGTTAAGATGAGCGAGGCTACAAGCCAGTTCGGAGACATCTGGATGTTTATGGTGTCTGCTGGACTGATGTATCTGGCCTTACGGCTGGACTTTGGTTCTCGAGAGGAGGAGGCTTAACAAAGCCTTCTTCTTTTCATTTCGCGTGCAAAACATATTCCTTTATGGAGAAATTCCAATACATATTTATTTCTGAAAGGAGATCCATATGAACATGAAGGAAAACACTAATGCAGTTATCATGAATATTCGGGAACTCGGAAGCTATATGAGAAACGTGGCTCAGTTGAAGTATGCGTACAACAGCGCAAGTTTTGACGAGCTTGAACGGGTCAAGAATAGCGTCGAGCTTCTGGATGAGGCTTGTAAACTCATGGAGGAGTATTCCAGAGTGCTGGATGAACAGAGCAGAAAACTTGATATGATTTTGGAAAAGCTGGGGGATAAGGCCTAACAAGGCCTTTCCTCTTTCTTTTAATCTAGATTAGACTATTCTATTCTAGGTTTACTCATTGATATTTTCCGTACGGAGGTTACGCTAAATGATGCTATATTCGAAAAGCGAAAAATCCCCGGTTGGAAAATTTGAAAAATCATTTTAGAAAGGAGAAGTACAAATGGAGTTCATGTTCTTTACTGCAGGGGTGCTCGTTGGGTCAATCATTTACGCGATTATTCAAGGCGTATCTATGGCCCACGGAACTCTGAGAATCGATCATTCTGATCCAGAGAAAGACGTCTATCGACTTGAAATTGGCGATCTGGACAAGTTGAACAAGAAGCGTTACGTTGAACTCAAAATTGACCACTATGCTGATCTTTCGCAAAATTAACAGCTACTATTATGGAACGTAATGTTCACTACATTTGAAAAGGAGAAATGTTCAATGAGCGTTCAATCTAATTTGAGGGATGAATTCCTGAGTGAGCTGGATGAGCTTGGCAAGGTGGAATTCGGCAGCGAAACGTATAAGACTGGAGTGACTGGTGTCACGCAGATCGCGGATCGGTTGATTGAGATGTCTAAGTTGGACTCCGAGGATGAGAAACTGGAGATTGAGCGGCAGAAGCTTGACCTCGAGTATCAGAGACTCGAAGAGGACAAGAAGGACAGAAAATCGAAGAATCGTATTTCTGTGATGAGCACGGTCATTCCGTCTGTAATCGCCGTTGTCGGAGGAGCAGCGATGTTTATCTACGAAGAACGAGGAAGTATCACGTCTCAAGCAGGTCGAAAAATCATCGACAAGTATATCTTTAGAGTGAAGTAACAAGCGTTACAAAGTGTGAGGTTATGGAAACATAGCCTCTCGCTTTTCGCGCGAAAAACAAGCCCCTTTATGGAAACTTATTAAAGGAGGAATCTACTATGAAGGATCTCATCAAAACTTTTGGGACTGCCCTGGCTTGCATTACCGGCATGATGGTCGGTAGTTGGGTGTGGGACAACGTTCTGGAGCAGAAAATGGATAATCTCAAGGAGAATCTCGCCAATAAGCGAAAGGAGAAGGGGGCCTGATGGCCCTCCTCTTTTTCCCATGAGATATCATTACGAAAAACCATCCGTATACGCGTCTATGTACGGCTCTACATACGAATGTAATCATCCAGTGTATAACTCATGCACATTATTTCAAATAGACGACAGAGGGCTTGCTGTCATCCAGCAACGTTTTGATAAGAGTTCGAAATGCGCCAGATGGGGTGAAATAGATCCGTGGCTGACCGACGCGTTATATTTGCACCCAGGCTTTAAGAGGTTCTTTGACGAGCGTTCTGGTGAATCTATAGGCGGACTCTATCCGACGGTTACAATCCGTCAAATCATGTGGGCATTAAAGATCAAACCATTGCCAAAGAAACGATGGGAAACTACGTTCGATCGGCGTAGCATTTGAGGCTCGCGATTTTTACAGTGACTATAATGGAAAGGAGGCGTATTTAAATGATTTTGACTACCATTCTGCTGATCACGTTTATCGTATTAATGGTGACGACTGTTATCGCCCTGAGTGTGGGAGGTGCAGCGTTCATCCTTGTATTCGGTGACGTCATCGTATGTATGGCGATTATCATTTGGATCGTCAAGCGGCTAATTAAAAGAAAAAAGTAAAGGGATAGCCCCGTAACAGGGGCTTTTCTCTTTCGCGAAAGATGCAGGTCGTATTATGAGAGACAGAGAAGCTCAATGGTTGAGCGCCATCGTGTAGGATGGAGGATCGGTTCAATTCCGACTCTATCTCTTTTAGCTTTCCAATAAACCACGAAGGGTGAGAGAAATGAACAAATTACTAAACGGTTCAAAGCTGTTTGTAAGAAAGAACGCATCTACAATTCTAACTTGCATTGGGGGTGCCGGAGTGATCGCCACGTCCGTACTCGCGGTAAAAGCGACCCCAAAAGCGCTTATGCTGCTCGAGAATGCGAGGGAAGAGAAAGGTGAATCCCTCACCAAGATGGAGGTTGCCAAGACAGCAGGGCCTGCATATATTCCAGCGGTGCTGGTGGGCGTATCTACTATTGCCTGTATATTTGGTGCAAACGCATTAAACCAGCGACAACAAGCAGCATTAATGAGCGCATATGCCTTGCTGGATAATACGCATAAGCAATACAAAAGTAAAGTAGTGGATTTGTATGGCGAAGAGGCCGATTTACGTGTCAGAGAAGAAATGGCGAAAGATAAGTACGCAGGTGACGATAATCCATCGGATAATGATACCGTACTTTTCTACGACGAGTTCTCCGGACGATATTTCAACGCGACCATGGTAGACGTACTTAAAGCCGAGTATGAATTAAACAAGAAATTGTCGAGTTGGGGCGGAGCATATCTGAATGAGTTCTATGAATTGGTCGGATTGGACAAAACCGACTATGGCGATCATCTGGGTTGGTCTGCTGCTGGTATGTATGAAATGTACTGGGAACAATGGCTCGATTTCCATCATGAAAAGTTCATGCTTGATGACGGGTTGGAGGGTTATATCATAGTATTCTCACAAGAGCCTACGCCCGGATTCGAAGACTATTAAGTCGCGAAAAATGCAGTGACTATAATGGAAAGGAGGCGATACGCATGAATATTAATTGGTTAAAGATTGGTAAAGGCGCGTCTGTCGTGTTGCCGCTGATTGCCGGTGCAATCGGTGCGGTGGTAAACTCGAAGGAGACGAAGCAGACTACCATTGAAACAACTGAAAAGCTGTTCAAGGAGTACGTCGAGAGCAAATAAGAGGGCCTACGGGCCTTCTTATTTTTATTTTGAAAGGAGAAAGTCCATGCATAAACCGAACTTAGCAAATCTCATGTCAAACACACGACAATTCGTCAGCAAGCGTAGTCCTGAGATTCTGACCGGAATAGGCATTGCTGGCATGATCACCACGACGGTGCTGGCGGTACGAGCAACACCGATAGCTTTGCAGCTTATCGAGGAGAAAAAGAACGAGGACTGGGTCGATGAGCTGAGTCCTCTGGAAGTTGTAAAAACTGCATGGAAACCGTACGTACCCGCTGCTGTGACCGGTGTTGCGTCCGTGGCTTGTCTGATTGGGGCAAGCTCTGTCAATGCAAAACGCAACGCGGCACTCGCAACGGCGTATAAGTTGTCCGAAACGGCACTATCTGAATATCGCGAGAAGGTCATCGAGACGATCGGCGAGAAGAAAGAGAAGACCGTTCGTGATAAGGTGGCCGAAGAACGAGTGAAGAAGAATCCGGTTAGTAAAAGCGAGGTAATTGTTACAAACAATGGTACGACTTTGTGTTTTGACCCCATCTCCGCACGATATTTTAAGTCCAGTATCGATAAAATCAAGCGAGCAGAGAATGAGTTGAACAAGCAGATGCTTCATGACATCTCTGGATATGTCTCGCTGAACGATTTTTATGACGAATTGGGCTTGGATCATACGAGTGTCGGAGACGATCTTGGTTGGAACGTCGATAGACTAATCGACATCAGTTTTAGTTCACAGTTGAACGATAACGGGGAGCCAAGTGTGGTTCTGGACTACTTGGTGGCTCCCAAATACGATTTCTACAAGTTTTCATAATTCGCGAAATTTACAATGCGTATTATGAGGTAAGAACCTACATTTAATCATTCGAAAGGAGATTTATACTATGAAGAACGAGAAGATTGAGGTTGTCAACGAGGTTACTGAGGTTGAGGAGACTGAGGAGACCAAGCGGAATATCCTGTCCAAGCCTATTGGCTGGGTCAAGAGAAACGGCAAGAAGATCGTGACTGGTGTTGCGGTTGGTGCCGGACTCGTACTGGCTTATGGGCTGGGCAAGAAGTCTGCTGTGGGCTCTGATGACTCTTTCGACGAGGAGACTGATGACGACACTGTCGACGTCGATTTCACGGAGATCGAGAGCGAAGAGTAATGGGGTTACCCAGAAGGGGAGTATCTGAAACATGATACTCTCCTTTTCATTTTCGAAAGGAGACAAACGCGATGAATGAAGAGTATAAGTCCAACTCTCACCGATCTAAAGAGGGCAAAACTGAGGCTCTGACCGATCGGAAGAGGGTTGAAAAGGTCGTCCATGGTAGGGTCCGGACGAAGCCTAAGAGTGGTGTAAGTAAGATCACGGACGTTTTCATTTCTGAAGATGCCGCAAACGTGAAGTCTTATATCGTAATGGATGTACTCGTCCCTGCAGTAAAGAAGGCCATTTCCGACATTGTCAGAGATGGCATCGACATGATTCTGTATGGCGAATCGAGAGGCCGTAAGAGCAGCTCGGCATCGGGCTATGTATCATATCGAGACTATTCTCGAAGTGACGATAGGGATCGGTTCCGGGATTCCAGAAGCAGGTCAAGTTATGCCCATGACGACATCATCTTGGATTCCAGAGGAGAAGCGGAAGAGGTCCTTACTCGAATGGATGAATTGATTGATACGTACGGAAACGTCTCGGTGGCGGATCTGTACGATCTGGTCGGTAAATCCAGTGAGTATACGGACAATAAGTACGGCTGGACGAACATTCGTAATGCCGAGCCCATTCGTGTTCGCGATGGGTATATGCTGAAGTTGCCTAAGGCGCTTCCTATTAACTGAAAAGGAGACTGTAAAAGATGAACAAAACTGAAATCATTTCTAACCTGACTCGTACATTCAATAGAACGGGTCTGAAGATCAAGAAGCATAGTCCTGAGATTCTGCTGGCTGCCGGCACCGTCGGTGTCGTGGTTAGCGGCGTCATGGCCTGCAAGGCGACTCTCAAGGTGAACGAGATCGTCGATGACGCTAAGCAGCAGATCGATACTATCCATTCTGTTGCTGCCGATCCTAATATGACCGAGAAGTACACCGCTGAGGACAGCAAGAAGGACCTGGCGATCGTTTACACTCAGACCGCGGTCAAGATGATCAAGCTGTATGGCCCGTCCGTTGGTCTTGGCGTGGTGTCTCTTGGTTGCATGATCGGCTCTAATCGTATTCTCAGCAAGCGCAATGTCGCTCTTGCGGCTGCTTACACTGCCGTTGATAAGAGTTTCAAGGAGTATCGCGGTCGTGTGATCGAACGTTTCGGTAAGCAGCTCGACAAGGAGCTGAGATATAACATCAAGGCTAAGGAAATCGAAGAGGTTTCTAAGGACGAGAATGGCAATGAGGTTGTCAAGAAGGAAGTAGTCGACGTGATCGAGGACGATCCGAATAACTACAGCCCTTACTCCATTGTCTTTGACGACGGCAATGAAGGCTGGGATCCTGATCCGGAGCGTACTAAATTCTTCCTTATCCAGCAGCAGAACTGGGCAAACGAACGCCTTAAGGCCAAGGGTCATCTGTTCCTGAATGAAGTCTATGACATGCTTGGTGCAAGACGCACTAAGGCTGGCGCTCAGGTTGGCTGGGTGTATGACGAGAAGAATGTGGTTGGTGACAACTATGTTGACTTCGGTATCTTTGATACTCGCAGATCTAAGGCGCGTGACTTCGTGAATGGATACGAGAAGGTGATCGTTCTCGACTTCAACGTGGATGGGTATATTCTGGATCTCATTTGAAGGGGCCTTGACGACTATGGATCGGGCGACCCGATGAGGGATATGTTCGACTATTCATGGCGTTATCGAGACATGATTTGAAAGGAGAACTACTAATGACCGGTAGAGATTTGATTATTTATATCCTGCAAAACAATCTGGAGGACGAGGTAGTTCTTAAAGATAGCTTCTTCGACGGACTTATGGACGGCTATGAAGCTGCCGCCAAATTCGGCGTTGGAATTGAGACTATTCGAGTTTGGCAATCCCTCGGGATGCTGGATGGCCTTCAATTCGGAGAGAAGTTATATTTCTTCAAGAACGCAAAAGACCCAAGAAATGGAGAGATGACTAATGAGCGCTAATTTGAGACGCATGAAGTATACGTTCGTAGCCATGGCTGGACTTTGCTTTGTAACAGGAATTGCGGTTTTGTCTCGCACAGAGGGAGATGAAACCGTTTGGACCGACTAGAGGAAGCAATGTCAACGCTCGTCTTTTTGACGGGTAATAGAAAGAAACGACATATTATAGGCGGGGTTCTCTTAAGTGTATCGTTGCTCTTTGGAGGCCTCGCCTTAACTGTTATGTCGATCAAAAATGAGGAGAAAGATGATTATGAGAATGTCAACTAAGATGTTCATCTTTGCGGCAGGGATCGCAGTCGGATCTCTGTCTACTTGGTATGGCGTTAAACGCTATTATGAGAAGGTCGCCAACGATGAGATCGAGTCCATGAAGGAATGGGTCGCAAATCGGCTCGAGGAACAGAAAGAATCCTTAGCCGAAAAGAATAATGACGACGTACAGAAAGTTCGTCCTGATTCCCCCAGTAAGAAACCTGATCTGAAGGAGTACGCTGCTATGGTAAATAACCTCGGCTACAGAGATTACTCTCGTCGAAATGAGAAGAGTGACGACGAGGAAGAGATCCACGAACCCATGGAAGATGACGAAGGGGATGAGGACGACGTGCTGGATGGTTTCTTCAGCGATCATATTTTCGTCATTAAGCCTGAGAGCTTCGGTGAAAAGGATGATGAGGGTTATCGAGAGGTAAGTCTTACTCACTATGCCGATGGAGTCCTGACTGATGAGCAGGATAATATTATCGAGGATGTGGAAGGAACGGTTGGAGCAGGCTATGCAAAGTTCTTCGGTGTGTATGAGGACGATGCAGTCTATGTTCGAAATGAATATGACAAGGTCGACTATGAGATCCTCGCAGATCTCAGAGAGTACTCCAGTCTTAACAAGAACAATTCCCATCCCACGGAGGATGAATGAATCGCAATGAGATAATCAACGAGTATTTCAATTGGTTATCCGACACGGTTTGTGAAAATCGTTATCATGCAGACATTTCATACAAAAAGTTATTGACGCAACTCCACGCCACCGAATTCACGTATTTAATCCCCAGAGATAAAAATCGTGCGGGGGATGGCATTAGTCTGCGGTATCACTTTGCTAGAAGCGGCATCGTCGACGAGCCTGTAGATTATATTTTAGAGTGTCTGGCCGGACCCTGCAGCGTTTTAGAGATGATGGTCGCTTTGGCAAAGAGATGCGAGGACGATTATATGGACGATCCCGAATATGGAGACAGAACTGCCCAGTGGTTTTGGGCAATGGTCACAAATTTGGATCTGGGTAACATGATTGACGATTGGTACGACAAAAACCGAGTTGATAAAACCATTCGTAGATTTCTTAATCGAGAATATGATCGAGATGGTAGAGGCGGGCTGTTCAGAGTTCGCAATTCTACTGTCGACATGCGTACTATAGAGATCTGGTCGCAGATGTTCTATTTTCTCGACACTTTTGTATAAACTAGCGAAAGGAGAAAGAACGATGTGATTGATTTCTTGATGATTTCTACTCGCAATACCAAGGGTGGCGGCGTGGAAATTCTTCCGAAATTTGTCATAAAACGTTCAACCGACCTGATGATCAGAGGTGGCGACTTCTACGCCATTTGGTTAGAAGATCGTGGTCTTTGGTCTACGGATGAGCAAGACGCACTCGATCTAATCGATAAAGAACTGGACATATATGCCGAGGAGTACCAGAGAAAGTATAACATCGAGCCGAAGATCCTGCACATGTGGGATGCCGAATCTGGCATGGTCGATAAGTGGCATAGGTATTGTCAAAACCAAACGCGAGATAATTACCATATGCTCGACGAGAAACTGGTATTCTCGAATATGGAACCGAACAAGAAGGACTACGCAAGTAAATGCTTACCGTATCCGCTTGAGAACGGCGATTGTCCAGCATTTAAGAAGCTGATCTCTACTCTTTATAATGAAGAAGAGCGTCAGAAGATCGAGTGGGCCATTGGCTCTATCGTCACTGGAGACTCCAAAACGATTCAGAAATTCATGGTTCTATATGGTGCCGCAGGAACGGGTAAATCAACGATTCTAAACATCATTCAGAAACTATTCGAGGGTTACTATTCGGTCTTCGATGCGAAAGCATTGGGATCGTCTAGTAACTCTTTCGCTTTGGAGGCATTCAAGAGTAATCCTCTGGTGGCGATTCAGCACGATGGCGATTTGTCGAAGATCGAGGACAATACTCGGTTGAACAGTCTTGTTTCCCATGAGGAGATGACTATCAACGAGAAGTTTAAGTCGACGTATTCTAACCGGTTTAAGTGTTTCTTGTTCATGGGCACGAATAAACCCGTTAAGATTACAGACGCAAAGTCTGGTCTGCTTAGACGACTAATTGATGTCACTCCTTCGGGGAACAAATTAAGCCCGAAAGAATACAAAACCGTCACCAAGCAAATCGATTTTGAGCTCGGTGCAATTGCAAACTACTGTAAAGAAGTATATTTGAGCGAACCCGACAAATATGATGATTACGTCCCCACCGCGATGATGGGTGCATCCAACGACTTCTATAACTTCATGATTGATTCGTATCATGTGTTTCTGAAGGATGATGGTACTACTCTAAAAGCAGCATGGGAGATGTATAAGCAATATTGCGAGGACGCTAAGGTTCCGTTTCCATTCTCTCAGAGAATGTTCAAGGAGGAACTTAAGAATTACTTCCGAGAGTTTGATACTGAAATCGAAGGATCCGTGGTCAACAATGTCTACAGTGGTTTCCGCACTGAAGTATTCGAAACTAAGAAAAAAAAGAAGAAAGAGATACATAAGCCTAAACTGATCGAATTTGATTCTACTGAGTCTATATTCGATTGGGAGTGTAAGGATTGCCCGGCTCAGTACGCTAGTGCAAAGGAGACCCCGACGAAGAAGTGGGAAAATGTAACGACGACTCTTGTAGACATCGATACGTCCAGAGTCCACTACGTCAAGGTTCCTGAAAACCATATCGTAATCGACTTTGACATTCCGGATGAGAACGGAAATAAGAGTTTCGAAAAGAATGTGGAAGAGGCTAGCAAATGGCCGGCTACGTACGCAGAGCTTAGTAAAAGTGGACAAGGCATTCACCTGCATTATATTTATACGGGGGATCCGACTAAACTGAGTCGAGTTTACGATGATCACATTGAAGTCAAGGTGTTCACCGGCAATAGCTCGCTTAGACGGAAGTTAACCAAATGCAACAATTTGCCGATAGCTTCAATTAGTTCTGGTCTCCCGTTGAAAGGAGACGATAAGGTGATCAACTTTGAAGGTCTTAAGAACGAGAAAGCAATTAGGACCGCAATCAAGAGAAACCTTAATAAAGAAATTCATGACAGCACCAAGTGCAGTGTGGACTTCATTTACAAGATTCTTGACGATGCGCACAATAGCGGCATGGCATATGACGTGTCTGACATGCAGAACCAAGTCTATGCGTTTGCTGCAAACAGTACGAACCAAGCAGACTATTGTCTGAAACTCGTCAAGAAGATGCAGTTCAAGTCTGAGGAGGCTGCTCCGAACATCGACATCACTGATGCTCCAATCGTATTTTATGATGTTGAGGTATTCCCAAATCTGTTCTTGGTGAACTGGAAGGTCCAGGGCGAGGGAAAACCAATTGTTCGCATGATCAATCCTGGTCCTGCAGACATCGAGAAACTGGTTAAGTATCGTTTGGTCGGCTTCAATAACCGTCGGTACGATAACCATATTCTCTATGCCTGTCTAATTGGATATACAAACGAGCAGCTCTTCAATCTGTCTCAGAAAATCGTAAGTTCTGGCAAGGGGGATCGTAATAACGGCCTCTTCGGCGAGGCGTACAATCTGTCTTACACTGATATTTACGACTTTGCTTCTGCGGCAAATAAGAAAAGTCTGAAGAAGTGGGAGATTGAGCTTGGAATCCATCATCAGGAACTTGGTCTCCCGTGGGATCAGCCGGTGCCTGAAGAACTGTGGACCAAGGTCGCCGAGTATTGCGATAACGATGTCATTGCGACAGAGGCGCTGTTTAATCACCTTCAGGCAGACTGGACGGCTAGAGAAATTCTGGCTGACTTGGCTGGCATGACAGTCAATGACACGACTAACACGCTGACCACTAGAATTATATTTGGTAATAACCGTAAGCCTCAGAACGAATTCTGCTATCGTGATATGTCTCAACCTGTGACCGAACTTGATCCAGATGTTAAGGCATTCCTCGAAGAAGCTTGTCCCGAGATGATGGCCCAGAGACGAGTTCCGTCTGATTGCCCGAACGAGGCACCTGGCACGGAATCGTATTTGCCATATTTCCCTGGGTATAAGTACGAGGCCGGCAAATCGATCTACCGTGGCGAGGAGGTTGGCGAAGGCGGTTATGTCTATGCCGAGCCTGGTGTGCACGTCAATGTTGCTCTGCTGGACATCGCATCGATGCATCCTCACAGTGCGATTGCCGAGTGTCTATTCGGTCCGAGATACACGAGAGCATTCCGTGATATTGTCGAGGGTCGAGTGAGCATTAAGCATGAGGCTTGGGACGTCGTCAATGAGATGCTGGATGGCAAGTTGAGACCGTATGTGCAGAAAGTTATCGATGGCGAACTGACATCTGGACAGCTCGCGGACGCACTCAAGACGGCGATCAACTCGGTTTATGGCTTGACCTCTGCTGGGTTTGAGAATGCATTCAGAGACCCTCGCAATAAGGACAACATCGTCGCTAAGCGTGGCGCATTGTTCATGGTCGATCTCAAACATGAAGTCCAGAAGCGAGGCTTCACAGTTGCTCACATCAAGACGGACTCGATTAAGATTCCGAACGCTACTCCGGAGATTATTGAGTTCGTCATGGCCTTCGGTCGGAGCTATGGCTATACATTCGAGCACGAGGCCACATATGATCGTATGTGCTTGGTGAATGACGCAGTGTATATCGCCAAGTATAAGGACGTCGAATGGTGCGAGCAGACCTATGGATATTTGCCGAGCAAACAAAAAAAGAAGGCTGGCCATTGGGACGCGACTGGTAAGCAGTTTGCTGTTCCTTATGTGTTCAAAACCCTGTTCAGCAAAGAAGATATCGAATTCGACGATATGTGCGAGACGATGTCTGTTGCTACTGCATTGTATTTGGATACAAATGAGGGTCTTCCCGAAGGCGAGCACGACTATCATTTTATCGGAAAGGTCGGCGCATTCTGCCCGATTATGCCTGGTCATGGCGGTGGCGAGCTGCTTCGCGAGGGTAAAGATAAGGAAGGCAATGTCAAGTATTCGGCGGCAACTGGCTCCAAGGGTTATAGATGGCTTGAATCCGAGATGGTCAAAACTCTTGACAAAGAGAAAGACATTGATCGCTCTTATTACGACAAACTCGTTAACGATGCTGTCGACACCATGAATAAGTACGGAGATTTCGAATGGTTCGTTTCAGACGACCCGACTCCGGAAATTGCTCCGTGGTTTAAAGCCGAAGGTCCAGATTTGCCGTGGACCATGGCTTGCGGAAAAGACACTTGTCATGGCTGCCCTAATTTGATGAGGAATGGCTGTAAAGCTGGGCATGACAATTCAGATTTCACTTCACGAATCGACGAAGATGATTTATTCATTAAACGCTGAAAATTATATTTTAAAGGAGAATGAAAACTATGAGAATCACTTATGCACCTCGGGATATCCTGCAGATCGACGATGCACGCATCATCTATCGTAACTTCGCTGGTAGAGGCGACAAGTACAACCGTGAGGGCGACCGCAATTTTGCGGTTGTCATTCCGGATGAGGAGACGGCTAATGAGCTCACCAACCTTGGTTGGAATGTCAAGATCAAGCCGCCTCGTGATATGAATGGAAATACCGACCCCGATGGAATCCCGTTCATGTTCTTGCCCGTCAAGGTGAAGTTTAACGGTCGGGGTCCGAATGTGTATCTTCAGACCGGACGCAACAAGAATCGTCTGGATGAAGAGAGTATTGGACTTCTGGACGACATCGACATCGTTTGTGTCAACCTCGATATTCGGCCTTACGACTGGGATGTCAACGGGAAGTCTGGACGCACTGCATATCTGCAGAACATCGAGGTTATTCAGGACGTTGACCGCTTTGCTGGAGACGACGAGTTCTAACAGTATTCGCGGCTAAAACATGCCCTTTTATGAGAGGAAGAGATGTCTGAAATACGATGTCTCTTCCTCTTATATTTTTGGTCACAACTTATTTTCAATTTGCGAGGAGGGTAAAACAATGGATATGGTACAGACCTATTCCGATATCAAGAGCAATGGTCCCCCGACAAAAGATACCCCCGGTGCAGTGGGGCAGTTTTATGTCGACCAGGACACTGGCCTGCGATACGAATGTGTCGAGGCATTCACCCAGAAGGGTTACAAGATCTCTAGAGAGATTTACACTTGGGAGTTGCGCGGACCCGACTTGGATTTCCTTGCAACCGATCGGGAAGTCGCAGACGCAATCGATGGTCTGCGCGAAGAGATCGGTTCTGGCGGAGGAACTGTGCCCAGCGAAGGCTATGCGATTTGGGCTGAGCTCGTTGATTAAACATAAGGCAGGTGATCCAAATGAGAACCTTACGTTTCATCGTGAACGGCCAAACGATTTGCCAGGACCCGACCTGTGACTTCTCAAATCTGATCCCTGGTTCCCATGGATATTTGGTTGGGGAGTTCTCCTTCTCCAAGGATTGGGACGGATATGGCAAGGTAGTGGGCTTCTACTCTCCTCTCGGTCGAGAATATCCTCCTCGCGTTCTTGCAGATGGGAAGACTTGCGTCATTCCTTTTGAAGCTCTTGAGAAGAGAAGCTTCAAGGTTCAAGTGATTGGTAAGAAGAAAACCTCGGTGATCAAAACCAATAAGGCGATAGTTAAACAGAATGGAGGGAAAACATGAGTCAGGCAGAAGAGTTATTGAATAGTTTGACTGAAAATGATATTTCTCTCCAGTCAGCAAACCCGGAAACTGAGCCACACATTGTAGTTGGCGATGATCGATTCATTTCTGTCCCAAAGGAGCTGCAGCGAATTGCGGTTCAGTATGATCATGATGTCGAGACCGTTACCTTTGACTGTCCTAGATACTGGGACGACCTCGATATGTCCGACCTGAGCATCTATATCAATTATATGCGTAAGGATCGCGTGGTTGGTGTTTACAAGGCGACTGATATTTCGGTTGACACCACCAACGAACGAATTATGCATTTCAATTGGAAGATCTCTCGTAATGTCACTGAAGTGGTCGGTCAGATCAAGTTCCTCGTCTGTGTTAAGAAAGGCGACGCGGATGGTAATGAAGTCAATCACTGGAACTCCGAGCTTAACACTGAAATGTATATTTCAGAAGGCTTGGAGGCTGGCGAGGGCTTCTTTGACTCGTATCCGGACATCATTCTTCAGTGGGAAGACGAGGTTCAGAAAGTAAAGGACACACTCATTGCAGCCGGCGCATCTGGCGAATACGATGGCGCCACATTCACTCCTTCCGTCGATGACGCTGGCAATCTTTCCTGGACGAACGATAAAGGCAGAGAAAATCCTGCGACCAAAAACATAAAAGGATATTCCCCGAAGATCATCGTCAAGGAGATTACTGGCGGTAAGCAACTCGTAATTACTGACTACAGCGGTAGTCAGACCGTTGATATTCTCGATGGTACTGATGGTGCTAACGGATATTCTCCGAAGATCATTGTCCGCGAAGTGGCCGATGGTAAGGAGCTCGTCATTACCGATTATAGCGGAAGTCAGACAGTCAAGATCCTCAATGGTACTGACGGTAAAGACGGAACCGATGGTACGAATGGATATTCTCCAAAAATAGTCGTTCGTGATGTAGACGGCGGTAAAGAGCTCGTAATTACCGACTATAGTGGCAGTCAGACAGTTAAGATTCTGAATGGTACAAATGGTCAGGACGGAACCGATGGTACAAACGGTATAGATGGCGTTTCTCCCACCGTATCGACGGCAGCTATTACCGATGGAACGCGTGTCACCATTACGGATAAGGACGGTGCAAAATCGTTTGATGTTATGAATGGTGATGACGGAACCAATGGTACTGATGGCGTTTCCCCGACTGTTACCGTTACAGATATTAACGGTGGTCATCGCGTCGCGATTACAGACGCCACGGGGACTAAAACGTTTGATGTCATGGATGGCACCCAGGAGATTTCCGAGGCCGTCAAAGAGTATCTTGGTACGTATATGTACGTAGGCGAAGTTGAACCGACTTCTGGCCCAGTTCTTTGGTTCGACACTTCTAGCGCAAGCGTCGGATAAAGATAAATAAATCGTCCGTTGAGAAATGGGGTGGTGAAATATATGATTGTGTAAATCGTGCCCCTTAGACCTAAATCCACTCAAAAACTAAAATCTATATTTTAAAGGAGACTAAAAATTATGGCTATTAAGAATGCTATCCTGAAGGCTAAGATCGAAGGCGTTATCTATGAGATCATGGTGAAGACTGGTGCCGCTAACGTCTACGTTGACGATACCACCACTCTGTCTGCCAAGCTGGCAGAGATCATTGCCGATGTTGCTACCAAGGCGTCCAGCAATGACCTGACCACTGGTCTGGCTGGCAAGGCCGATAAGGCTCATACCCATGCCCAGGCTGACGTGACTGGTCTGGCGGATGCTCTGACTGCTCGCCCCACCACTGAGGCGATGAACACCGCCATCAGCACTGCCATCAGCGGTCTGATCAATGGCGCTCCTGAAACCTACGACACTCTGAAGGAAATCGCCGACTACATCAGCACCAACGACACCGCCATGGATGCTCTGAACGCTGCCATCGGTAATAAGGCCGATAAGACCGCTTTCGAGGCCGTCAAGGCCACCGTCGACGCTCTTGGCGCTCTGGCTTCCAAGGACAAGGTTTCTGAGGACGACCTGGCTGACGCTCTGAAGGAGAAGGTTAACGCCGCTTCCGAGGGCAACCACAGCCACCTGAACAAGGCTCTGCTCGACACCTACGATCAGACCAATGCTGATCTGAAGGACGCTGTCGCGAAGAAGCACAACCATGACAATAAGACTACCCTGGATAAGATCACTGAGGACAATCTGACCGCTTGGTCCGGCAAGTCCAAGATCTACTACTCTGCCACTGAGCCTGCTGCTCTGGCTGAGGGTGATCTCTGGTTCCAGATCCAGGAGTAATCAGTAACGCCTAAGTCTTATAGAGGGTCCTCATTCGTGGGGGCCCTCTTATTTTATCAAAAGGAGGTTAATTTATGGCAACTACCGAAAAAACCGGTACGATGAAATACAAAGATGGCGCTGGCAACGTGACGACCATGTATCCGAAGACTAAGATGAGTCAGGTCGACGGACTTAGCGATGCGATCGAGGAAGTTAAACCGTTTGTGGTCAATGTTACGGGGTGGACTTTTGGCACTGGTGACCTCGTCGAAGACGCTGTGGCAGACAAAACCTATTCGGAAGCTTACGCAGCATATCTTGCCGGGAAGAAGGTGGTTATGCGGACAAATGGCAGGGAGTTGTCTATGTTAGAAGCATCCACTAGCCACATGGCATTTTCCTTAGCTCTTCCGGATGCTCCCGACACGTTGAATTCTGTGGACATGGCGAGTGCAGTATGGCGCTCGGATGGATCCCTTGAGTGTGGAGATGGTTTGATCCAAATTCCATCACTCCCAAGCACCGCCGGTCTTCTTAAGGTTTCGAGTCATAAGCAAATCCTTGTCGCCGTCGCAGGCACTGATTATGTCACGCCGGATGGCATGAATACCGCTATCCAAACCGCGATCCAGAATACGTGGGAGGCGAGCTACTGATGAGTACACAAGAGACTAATCTGAAGGCTATCGCTGATGCGATCAGGGCTAAGACCGGAGAGACCGGCACAATCGTGGCCAATGATTTCGCTACCAAAATCGCCGCTATTCAGACTGGTGTGGCAAAACCGGGGTGGGTGGTAAAAAACAACCTTACCAGCACTAGATGGACCTCCGTCTGTTATGGCGATGGTAAGTTTGTGGCCGTGGCTAATAACAGTAACATCGCCGCTTATTCCACCGATGGCATCAACTGGACTAAGACTACACTACCGACTAATTCAAGCTGGGTCTCGGTCTGTTACGGCAATGGTAAATTTGTAGCTGTTACTAGCACAACTAGCTACGGAGCATATTCTACTGATGGCGTCACTTGGACTCGGGTTACGCTGCCAGGATCACGAAACTGGGTCTCGGTCTGTTACGGCAATGGCAAGTTTGTAGCTCTTTGTGGCTTAAACAACCAATTGCCTGCTTATTCTACCGACGGCATTAACTGGAGTAGTGGAAGATTACCGGCTTCTTCAAATTGGGCATCAGTCTGCTATGGTAACGGCAAGTTCGTAGCCGTGACTAATGGTTATAATGTTGCCGCCTACTCTACTGATGGCATCACTTGGACTCAAGCTACACTTCCGGTCGTTGCATACTGTACCTCGGTCTGTTATGGCGATGGTAAGTTTTTAGCTGTGACTGGTAGTGTCAGTGGCTACAATACAATCCTTTTTTCTACCAACGGCATCAAATGGTTCAATACTACGCTTCCGGTTAGTACAAACTGGAGCTCCGTCTGTTATGGCAACGGTAAATTTGTGGCCGTGGCTAGTGGCAACAATATTGTTGCTTATTCCATTGGTGGCGTTAGCTGGAACAAGGCTACGATGCCGGCTTCTCTGCCTTGGAGCTCAGTCTGTTATGGCGATGGTAAGTTTGTGGCTGTAACTTATAATAATAATGCTAACGCTTACCTCAAAGACTACTTCGACTCTTGGGCTTAAATTTTAAAAGGAGGTACTCTTATGTCTGATATTGCTTTCAACCCTGTGATGTCTACGAACGAAATCTTCAGAGCAAACAATCGGTCACAGTTCCTCACGAACGATCTCGATGCAATCGAAGCAGATATTCAGGCCCTGGAAACAGGAAAAGCGGACTCCAACCATACGCATAGCGGCTATGCCCCGGTAAATCATACTCATTCTGGATACGCGGCAGCCAGCCACAATCATGATTCGGCATACATCGCCAAAGCTCGCCAGATGGTGGCAGACGACGGTGACGTGCAGTATGTGTATAACAAGGCCGACAATCCGGATCTCCTTGTTAAAATTGCTGCGATGTCTATCGGCATGCATACCGCATATTCTCAGTCGGGGGTTACCAACAACCCGAAAACGATTGAGGCTTGGCGTATGCTAATCCACAAGACTTCCGCAACAAATATCTGGGTTCTGGCTTTCGGTAGTTCTGGAAGTATTTTCAGTAATTTCAAAGACAGTAACGGTTGGAAGGGTTGGAAAGCAATTTATGACGTAGGTTCTCCTGTACTTTGGAGCGGTAAGCTCTATCCCAATGCAAATCATACCATTACGCCCAGCAAGAAATTGTCTGAGTGTAGGACTGGTTGGATGCTTCTGTGGTGCGACTATGATCCGGACACATCCACCGTCAACGACGCAGACTTCGCCACGACCATGATTCCGAAATGTCGGTATGACGGCGATGCGTGGAATGGCAAGAACTTCTTGTGTGATGTTCCTCGGTTCTATGGCAGCGCTGCCGACACATCTCTCGAGAAACGCGTCACAAAGACTCTCACGATCTACGACAATAAGATCGTGGGTAATGCGATCAACGGTCAGGGCGACCGTAACGATGTTGTTCTCCGCGCAGTTTACGAGTTTTAATTTGAAGATGTAGCTACGTTTTCAAAAGAGTGGGGTCTGGCTTCGGCTGGGCCCCATTCCCTTTTCATTAAACATTCCCTTTTCATTTTCGCGAAATTTACACATTACTTTATGAAAGGAGATGACGAATATGAACGTCGAAAAACTATTAAAAATTGTGGGTATTGGAGGTCTCTGCTATGGAGCACTTAATGCGACATTTCAATACGGAAAAGGATGCATGCTTAGGAACATGAAAAAGAATGACCTTACCGTGGATGATATGTATAGTATTATGAAAACTAATAAGCATACACTTCCACTATCCAAACAAATCAATTGGATATTTATCGATGCTGGTTCGTTTGAACTATCAAATTCGAAGGTTGAGTCCTAACAAGGGCTCTTCCTTTTATTTTCGCGAAATTCACAGCCTCCTTTATGAAAGGAGTGATCAACATGCGTAGAACATATAGACATTTTACGGTTGAGGGCTACGATAAATCAGCAGCATTATCGCAATTACTTATTGATAACGGGATCGCTCATTATATTCATCCCGTCAATAATAAGGAAGTTATAATTGTTGTGTGTGATCTATATGAGCCCAAATACAAGTATATCTATCAAGAAATTTTGAAGCTTGTTGTATCAGTAAAGGATGAGGCCTATTACTAAGGCCTTTCCTTTTATTTTTCGCGAAATTTACAAGTTGTTATATGAGAGATGAAGGAAAGATCGCGGGATCTTTAGTAATTCTAGATCTGTATCTAGGCCTTTGTCTCTTCACTTTTACCCCTGGGAGGGAACAATATGGAAAAGAGTATCAGAATGTATGACGGAAAAGTATTTGGGTTTGAGGTATCGGATTACGCCAAGGAGAAAGGATATTTAGACTACAAGACTTTAGCTCGTATGCTCGAGGATCTTATTTTAAATAACACCGTTCGTGAGGAGACGCTTGGAGATTGGGAGATAGTAAACGGCGATCTCGACAAGATGGTCATGCAAGACTTCATCGTTTCTCGCTATGGCTATGAAGTTTTGAAAGACCATACAGATGAACTAGTGTTCTACAACGAGCGTCTTAACCTTTATATTTGGGCTGTATGTCATTGGGGAACCGCTTGGGATTATGAATTGACTAGAACAAAATTGGAGGTGATGTAAGGTGGCGCGACGACTGATAGTAAACAATCGATGTCCATTATGCGGCGAGCCAGTAGAGATCGTCATGGATGCCATGTTGAAAAAGCACCCAGATGATTATGATGCAGAAATGGTATTGACTAAACGAGGCTTAAAGCAATACCTACACAGCTCATGCTGGAATAAAATGATTCGAGAGAAGCGCCCTTACGATGGGCGTATGTATGTTTAAAAGGAGAAAGGTATGAACAAGTATCAAAAACAAGAAAGCCGCGAGGTTAAAGCGATGATGAGAACATCAACAGAGCCCTACCAGTTCTCATATCACCAGGTTCGCCGAATGTGGAGATTCATGAAACTTGTAAGTTGGTGCAGTCCTTGCGAAGATTGTGATTCTCTTTGCAACGGACCGTACAATAAAATCGCTTATTGCCCCAATCAGCGATGAAAGGAGAAAAATATGAAATTCTATATCGAATCTACCAATTGGGGCGACAAAGAAAAGGATCTAATCGAACACTATCCCTGGTTGAAAGACTTTGGGTACGAGGATGAACATATCACAGTAAAAAGTCTGAAAGCGCTCATGGACCTCGTAAATAAAATAAGGGTCACGGACGGTATCATTCTATTTTCCGAACATGAGGTATACGATCCGAAATCAAAGAAATGGATTGGAACTGGTGTACCCGCAATTGAGATCTACGATGGCTACAGAGAGTAAAGGAGAAAAGGTATGATGTACGAAGAAGCGAAGGAACGCTGCACACGGTGTGAGCATTTTCTTAAACAAACTGATGGTTGCTGGCACTGGCCATGCAGTGAGTGCACAGGTTCTGCAGCAACTCTTGTTGCTCCGACGAAAGACTATTTTAGCGATAAGCCTCGTGTTCGTAAATTTAAAGTCTATTTTTATAAAATTGCCAAGAACGGAGCAGTGGAGGAGCAGCCTAAAACGACTACCATATTTGGAAGAAACGAAACGGAAGTTGAACGTAAATTCAAGTTGGCTTACCAAGTTTATCACGATCTCATATTTGGTTGGGCAGAAGAAATGGATGATGCGTAATGTCCGGAATAAGCCTATATGACTACCAGCTCGATGCTGTCGGGCGGATGAAAAACGGCTGCATATTGTGCGGAGGGGTTGGTTCGGGCAAGTCTCGGACCTCTCTCGCATATTACTACCAGGAACAAGGCGGTAAGCTAGGAACCAAGTCCTATGTCGACATGCAGAACCCAAGGGACCTTTATATTATCACGACGGCTCGTAAGCGGGATACGAAAGAGTGGGAAGGAGAATTAGTTCCGTTTCTTCTAAGTACGAATCCGGACGTAGCCTATTATAAAAACAAGGTCGTGGTGGACTCTTGGAATAATATCGGTAAGTATAAGGACGTCTACGGAGCGTTCTTTATATTTGATGAGCAGCGTGTCGTGGGCTCAGGTGCCTGGGTTAAAGCCTTCCTCAATATTGCAAGAAAAAATAAGTGGATTCTGCTCTCAGCGACCCCGGGGGACACGTGGAGTGACTATATTCCAGTCTTTGTGGCAAATGGGTTCTATAAAAATAAAACTGAATTCACTAGGGAACACATTGTCTATCGATGGATAAATAAGACCTATCCAAAAATCGACCACTACGTAAACACTGGACAGCTCATCCGCTATCGCAATGATATTTTGGTCACTATGGACTTTAATCGAGTGACAGTAGCCCACCATGAAGATGTATTCTGCAGTTATGATATCGCCAAGTATAAGGACGCCAGTAAGAACAGATGGGATCCGTTTAAGGACGAGCCGATTATAAATGCTGCCGGATTGTGCTATGTGTGGCGTAAAATTGTGAATACGGACGAGTCCAGACAGGTAGCTCTACTTGAGCTATTCGAGAAACATCCGAAGATGATCGTATTCTATAACTTCAATTACGAGCTTGATATTTTGAGGGAGGTATTTGGTAACCTTGGATGTGAAATGGGGGAGTGGAATGGACAGATTCATCAACCAGTCCCTACTTCAAAGCAGTGGGTGTACCTGGTTCAGTATACAGCCGGCGCAGAAGGGTGGAACTGCATTACAACGGATACCATTGTCTTCTACTCGCAAAACTATTCGTATAAGGTCATGCAGCAAGCCGCAGGACGAATCGACAGGTTAAATACGAAATATATCGATTTATATTACTACCACCTCAAGAGTAGGAGTGGGATCGATCTGGCAATTAGTCGAGCGCTTAGTCAGAAGAAGAACTTCAATGAAGGTAAGTATGCTGGCGATAGATTCGCGTAAAACGCACATTATATTATGGAAAGGAGGCGATACGCATGAAAATTCCAGTTGGAAATAAGACTGTAGTCCAGGTTTCAGGTTGGGCTGTCGTAGTGACAGCACTGATCATCGATAACGTGGCTACAAACATCATCAGACTGAAGGCATTGCAGATCGTCGAAAATGCCAAAGAAAAAGAGGAGGAGATCTCGTAATGGGGTCTCTTTCTTTTAATTTTTAAGGAGGAAGATTTTATGGGTTGGATTTTTGCACTGATTTTCACGGCGGTTGGACTCATCGTAAAGGAGCCTCAGTTTCTTATCGCGGCAGGACTCTTCGCCATTGCGGGGTCTATTGATTTTAAGGACATTAAAAAATAAAGGAGGATAGCTGTTATGTCTGAGCACCACTGTGCAGGGTGTCTGTACGCAGAATTCCGGCATATGCCAGGCAAAGTCTACTGTGAGAAAAAGAACGAATTTGTTCCTAAGGGTCAGATTCCAGAGTCATACGGTTTTAAATTCTTTCGTGAAGTTATTATCAAAGAAGGGACGGAAAACGCTTATGAGCGGGAAGATTGAGCTACCAACTTGTCCGGCATGCGGAATGGACTCTGGAAATCGTATGATGAACCCGAATAAAGAGCCCCCTGACTTCTACATCGTTTGTCAGATTTGTGGTTTCAGGACGAGGCCGCATATCTCTTTGTCTGCTGCGACCAAAGAGTGGTGTAAGTATAAACGTGTGAAGGAGAATAAAAATGAAGCTTGAATTCATTTCCGCTCAGGAGCATGGCGACATCCTTATCGACAATCGATTCGAGACCCCGAAAGGCAAGTATCAGATCGTCATTTCCAGGCATAACAGCAATCTGTATTTCTTTAAGTACAGGGATGGAACTCTGCTTGAGTGTCAGAACCTCGGCAAGGCCAGCGTGAAAAGGAGGTAAAAGCATGAGCGAAGGCTATAAGGAAGTATATTTCTGCCAATATTGCAAGTCGTGTAAGTATGAAAAACTCTCCGAGCATGAGGACCCTTGTGACGATTGTCTTAGCGAGTCCGTAAATACATATTCCCACAAGCCCGTTTATTACGAGGAGGCCGACAAATGATCATACTTGATATTCAGCCATATTGTCAGGATTGTCTGGTGTTTGATCCTGATGTGGAGAGACCGGTCAAAGCCTGCAGTATGTATGGCGATGATGTGGTCACATCCAACACGGTCATCCGCTGCAGTCGAAGAAGAACCTGCGCTGGCATTAAACGATATTTGGAGAAGGAGCTGCAGAAAGGAGAATAAGAAATGAACCACCTGGATATTATGGACGCACTTAATTATACACAGAAAAAATACTGGCAGTATATCAACGCAGATGTTGCATCGACAAAAAATATTGAAAAGGAGAACGAAAGAAATATGGATGAACGTAGACTGATGAACGGAATGAAGAGGGGGATGGTGGTCGTAGTCGTCAACCACCCATACAAACAGGGTTGGCGAGGCACGATCGAGGCTTTTGACTACAACCATCTGCGTGTGGGCGTTCAGTTCTCTGCTCGAGAGGAACTGATTTGGTTCACTCCGTCTAACCTTCGCATTGAGTATCAGCATGTTATCTTTGATGAGGCGGACGCTAAGCGGAGACTGAACGCTCAGTATGGTGTCGCTTCTGCTTATAAGCCTAAGAAAGTCATCTATGACGAGGCTGCTGGCGTCACTGTGGTGCTGTGGATGGATGGAACGAAGACCATCGTTCGGGCCGCCGAGGGCGAAGAGCATGATGCATATCTCGGATATTGCATTGCTCTGGCGAAGAAGATGCATGGCACCAACAGCGCTCTGAAGCGGGATCTGGAGAAGGTATTGGTCGTAAAGGCGGATAAGAAATTGAATACTCCCATGCCCACTATGAAGGAACTTGCAAACAAAGTGACTGAAGTCATGCAGAAGTTCCACGATGAAGCGATGAAGGGAGAATGAAAATGAATCTTGACGAACTTCGACAAGCAATGGCTTCTGACGCCACGAAAGAAAATGAGCGATTAAAGCGTGAGGTAAACCTTCTTCGCGAGCAGCTTCGCGATTCAAAAAACGATTGTGCGGCATTTGAGAAGCTTGCGATCCATGATTGTCTGGCGCTTGCTCATCGTTGTTGGGCGTTGACTCTTGGATCTATGTGCTGTTTCTGCGAGCTTGACGCATTTAAGTGTCCGCATGCTCTGAATTATACGCAAAAGATTAATGCTGCTAAGAAATTGATGAAAGAACTGGAGAATGAAAATGCTGAAAATTGAAAACACCGAGGTCATGGGATGGGAGGCTACCATCCGAGGGATGCGGAATCCGAAGAACTCTTGGGGGAAGAGTGATAGCGAATTTCACAGACAGTCCAAGCATTGTTTTGATGAAGATGGCGTTCCCTATACGGACCTTAGAAGATACATTATCGGTCCTAACGACCTCAATCTTATGAAGAATCTTCGCAACGCCGGGACAGATCATCGTAAATTCATGCGGATGATCGCGGTCTACGTGGATATTACGGCTCCGCTGTACTGGTGGAAGGAGTTCAAGACATATCGCGCCGGCAAAAAGTTCGGTGACGATGAGCCTGATATTATCGACGACGGCTACTTGGAGTATGACATCGAAATGAACTCCTGCTCAACAATGCACAAAATTGCGGCGAAGGAATTCACACTGGATGACTTCAGCCATGAGCATTTAATTAGCAGTCCGATTCCGAATTTCAAAAAATCGGTTCATGTCACAGAAGAAGCGACCGATGGAAATAAGTGTTACTCATTTGGCATTAGTGCTACACCAAATGATTTTATGTTATGGACTGTGGAAGTTCTTAATGCCTATAGAAAGTTGTATCTCGAAACCAAAGACAAGAAATACTGGTGGCAGATGATCCAGCTCTTGCCGAGCTCTTACAACCAGAGACGGACGGTCATGCTGAACTACGAGGTTCTGGCGAATATGTATAAGTCTCGCCGCAACCACAAGCTGGATGAGTGGCACACTTTCTGCGACTGGATCGAAAGCCTGCCGTACAGCGAGCTGATCACTGGAAAGGAGAAAACATTATGACCGTGCGTGAAGTGACCCTGAAAACTGAGCGTCTCGAGCGGATTGCCGATAGACTTCGATCTGGTGAGGATGTCGACAAGGGTTTATTGGCTGACTATCTGACAGAGTATGTCGCGCTTCTTTACCAATTGCCTGTCAACATTGATGTTTGAAAGGGGTAAGAAATGAGAGAGGTCATCATTGGTCTTATCTTAGCCCTCGTTGCGCTGCTTATTTATCTCATTTGCGGAAGTTTGTACGTGCAAGGCGGATGGTTTAAGTTCATCTACCATGATATTTTCAAATGGCACGAACCGGATTATGCTGTTCTAAATTATCATGGCACATATTGCATTTCTCGCTGTAAATATTGCGGAAGGCATATTGCGAGAAAGTGCCCCGATGACAAATGGATTGAATTTTGAAAGGAGATGGGTGACGTATGAATCCGAGCGTTCTTTCTCAGTATGTGGATGAACTACATAAGTACGGAATTGAGATGCGGGTCTGTTTCGATCCCGATCCAAACGTGATACGCATTAAGGTCAAAAAGGGAGATGTGTGGTTTGAAGACAGCATTGAATATACTGGCTTCTGCCGCGAATTCTTACTTCTTCAAATGCTCATGAAACTCGTGAATGAAGCAAAAAACGCCGCAAAGGACAGTCAAAAGAACTAGGAATGATATTTTAAAGGAGGAACTAAATATGAAAAAGCTTATTGCCATGCTCATTGCCATTGTTCTCACTCTGGGTCTCGTCGGTTGCAGCGGGGCCCAGTCTTCTGCGGAGGCTAGCTCTAGTGCGCCTGCAGTTGAAGAGGCGGAGGAGATCGAAGAGGTCGATCCTGAATTCAAGGCGGCTCTGGATCAGTACGAAGCATTCATTGATGGCTATTGCGATTTCCTTGAGGCATATCTGAAGGCCGACACCGATACACAGCTCTCTATGATGGAGGACTATGCAGCGTGGATGAGTCAGTATGCTGAGGTTATGGATGCTGTACGGACACTCGACGCGTGTCAGGATGAAATGACTCCTGCTCAGCTCAGTTATTATGTCGAAGTCACTGCTCGTGTCAGTCAGCGCATGATTGAATTTAGTGAGAATTGTGGGTAAGAAAGGAGAACAAAAATGAAAATGACCACCCCAATGAGTTGTAGCAATTGCATTCATCGGTGTCTTTGTAAATATACAACCGAATATTCGGAAGTGGTTGAGGCTGTAAATAATTTGGAGCTGAAATCACACAATTCTCATGAGGAACGTGGAATCCCTGTGAAAGACATTTCGTTCATTCGCCCGATCGGAGTCGAGTGCAAATTCTTTAGACCGTGTTAAGAAAGGAGAACAAAAATGCTTATCTTTAAAAAGAGTCCTGAGGACCCTAGTCGGTTTTATATTTGTCTGCCTGGACGACGGTTGATCTTTGAGCGCTGCGAGAAGCATGCTCACTATGTTGGCTGGTATAAGCCTTGACAGGAAGCGGCATATGGACGAATGCATTGTGAATTCGGTAGATATTCTGTCCGAGAATGGCCATTACGTCGCCTATGTCAACGGCAAAGTCTACTGCACTGCGGACACCTATGGCGAGGCGGTCCGTGAGTTGACTAATGATGGGATTATTTGAAAGGAGAAAATTGTGAGAACTGAAAATTGGTGCGGCTATGATATTCGCTTCATCGAGATCGATGGTGAATGGTATGCGATCCTGAAGGACATTTGCGATGCGTTGAAGCTGAGGGCTAAGGACGTGTCACAGCGGATTAGCCCCAACATGTTGGAAAGAGTTCGAATTGAGGCCGGTTCAAACGACCTTAAATATGAACCCGTCAAACGAGTTGATTCGCCAACCATCGGAAAAGATATTGGCGCTAAGCGTGGCGCAGGGTCTTTCTGGATGCTCGCAGTCAATGAGCTCGGAATCTACGAGGCGCTGTTTGCCAGCCGTAAGCTTGAGGCTCGAAAGTTCAGAATGTGGGCCGGCACCGTGATGCAAAAGCTGCGTAAGAACGTTGGCCTCCAGGGTTATGAAGTCATGCAGATGACTGACCCCGACATCCAGGACAGAATCGATGATATTCTCGATACTCTGTTCTGGGATGACGAAAAGCAGATGCTGATGCAATCCGTAACCGTTGCTGGTGGAGACGTCGACCAGGTTCCGTTTGAATAAGAAAGGAGAAAACCGTATGCTGTTTTGGATTTTTCTGATCCTGCTGATTATTGGGGTGGTGATGTTGTTTGCCATCAGTGATGACTACATTCCGATGTCGGCAAGTATTTTTGCTGTTGGTCTTTTTGGTGTCATCGTCAGCGTTGTCTTCTTGTGTGTCGCTTACATCGGGCTCGATGGTGATGTCAAAAGCAACCAGGTTAGATATGATTCGCTCATGTATCAGTATGAGAATTGTCTTTATGATAACGACAATGACGTTGGTAAAAAAGAACTGATGTCTGAGATCCAGAGTTGGAATGAGGACCTTGCTTGGTATAAAGTCAACCAGCGAGACTTTTGGATCGGCATTTATATTCCAAACGTATACGATCAGTTCGACTTCATCGAGCTGCATGAGTGAAAGGAGAATGGTATGAACCGTTATCGCGTGACTGTCTCCTTGAAGATGGGGACATTGGAGACTTTCTATATGGATAGTGACTGTAGTACGGCTGAGATGTTACAAATTCTCGGAAAAGCAAAGGAGGTAATTAGCTTTCTTGACACCGACGACAAAATCCACATTTATCCGTTTGACTCCGTAAACTATATTATCATTGATTGAGGTGTGAAGTATGAAAATGCCTGTTGACCATGTTTCGACGACGAACCCTGATATTAACCCGTATCCTTGCGAAGCACATAATCCCGAGTATAAGAACGAGGTTGGCAGTGCTCCGCACATTCTCGATAGCGGGGACCGGACCCAGTTTGAGTCCGGCGCGGTGAGAGACATGCGAGTTGGTAAGGGTCGTTGCGACTTGATGCCCCTGGACGTGGTGGCAGAATTGGTAAACCACGACGAATATGATGATTCGATGTTTTGGTTTGTTTATAAGTTCCAGGAAACCGACGACGTTGGATATTTGTATAGGAGCCTGGATTGGTTCTATGTTGAGCATAGATGGGACGTGTTCACCATGCTCCTCGAGGTATCAATCCACTTTGAAGATGGGGCAAAGAAGTATGGCGACAATAACTGGCGCAAGGGAATTCCGGTGAAGGTCTTCCTGGACAGCGCTCTGCGCCATTACATCAAATTCCTTCGAGGGGATAAGGATGAGCCGCATGACCGGGCGATCTGCTGGAATCTCATGTGCGCTATCTGGACGGCCAAGCACAAGCCGGAGCTTGACGATTACCGAGTGGCGACGCCAACTGATGACGGATCTGTGGGATAAAGAAAGGGGACTTGATTATGGCCGGACGTCCGAGTCTATGGTCAAAAGCACAGTGGGATTGGGCAATCGATCAGGTGATCAACCATTATTACAGCGTTGAAGACATGGCAGAATTCTTAGGCACGACCTATGGTGTTTTGCATGCACGAATTCGTCGCGCTGGTCTTTCCGTGAAACACTATCATCACCCCAATGATCTCAATGAGAGAAAAGCAGAATTTCTAGCATTAGGAAAGGAGGAAAAGAAATGTACTGGAAAATCAAAAAGAACCAGATCGAGCGCATCCAGATCGTTAAAACGAACTGCAAGATGACCCTTAAACAGGTTGTCGCCAAGTATAAACCTGATTATGTGATCAACGGCGGTCTTTATAGCATGAAGACTGGTCGGGTCAACTCGATTCCTCTGCGTATTGATGGCAAGACAGTAGCTACTAGTAAGAATGGTTATTGGGTCCTGGCATGGAACGAGGGGCCTGATATTTGTATGACTCATTCGACGGAGATGGCGAAGTATCAGAATGCCGTTGCGTGTTCGACTATGCTTAAGGATGGTAAAGAGACCATCTTTAATTTCACGCCTGCTCAAGGCGGAGTGAGAGGACGGACCGCAATTGGCGATAGTGATGATGAGCTGCATCTGTTTGTCACAACGGACGCAAAAGGTGCACTAAGTCCTTATAGTCTAAGGAATAGGGTAAAGTCTGGAGGGGCTAAGAATGCTATTATGCTAGACTGCGGTGGATCCAGCCAGGGCTATGCTCAGCGCAAGTATTATCAGTCCGAGGATCGTAAGGTTTCCTGGTGGATTCTCGTGTTCCTTAAGAAAACGGGCACCGGTGCTGGTAAGGATGAGCCCTCAAAAACACCCTCTGTTTGCCCTTTTAAGGCCCCTACACGCACTTTGCGGATGGGGCACACCGGCGAGTCAGTTAAGTGGCTGCAATGGCATCTACGGGCCACTGTGGCCCCGGAATTGCCTATTACTGGTGGGTTCTGGAGCTTGACCAGAGCCGCTGTGGTGGAATTCCAGCGTAAGTATGGTCTGGACGTCGATGGCATCGTCGGGCCTGCTACTAGAGTAAAATTGAAGGAAGTAGTCGGCGCGTGAGAAACAGACTCCTTTATGAGGAAACTCATATTTGAAAGGAGATTTGTTATGAAAACTATCTTTCTGTATGGAATCGGTGGACCGATTGATCACTATCGGGTTATTCGATACACGAAGATCGATGAGGAAGACTGGTCTATTCTGACATTCAAATACGAGGCTGATATGATGAGGGCAAGATACCCTGGTGTCAAGCGCGTGTTTGCTATGGATGCTAGCCCGGCTTTGACTCGGAGTTATATGGAGTGCATCAAGAAGAACTCGATCGAGAGCTGCGTGGTTTTCCGAGACATTTTGGAAAGGCAAGGCATGGAGATCTAACTACATATGAGTAGAGAGGGGAGACCTGGTTTAATTACCGGGTCTCTTCTTTTCTGAACTCTGACTAGAGTGAAGTGAACCTGGACCATATGGGACAGGACATTTGAACTGAGACATTAGGAGGAACTTATGAAGTACTATTTTGATAGATACATTGACACCGCTCTATATTTGATGACAGTGCTGTGCCTTATTGGGCTGATGATCACCACGATTCAGCTTAAGAATGAGGTTTATGAGATGCAGGAACAATTGATTGAGATGGCTGAAGAAATGAAGCCTCAGGTGGATATAGAAAAGGCCATTTCTCAGGCCGTAGAGGGGGCTACAAGCGTAGCGACGCATGAGGTCGATGAGGAAGACGCGGTCGAAGAGGCGCCCCTTAAAACGCTTTATACGGACGCTGACGCGGTTGCTTTGGCGAGACTTGTGTGGGGCGAAGCGCGTGGCGTGCCTGAATATTTGGTGGCTGGGCGCAGTGTAAGTACGAGAGATCAGCAGGCTGCAGTGATGTGGACCGTTTTAAATAGATTTGATGCTGGATATTCTGACTCTATCATTGGGGTCATTACAGCCAAGGGGCAGTTCTGTGGATATTCGACTGGGCATCCGGTCGAGGAGGACTTGTTAGACTTGGCTTACGATGTGCTAAACAGATGGAATGCCGAGAAGAACGGCAAAGTTGTGGAGAGAGAATTGCCCATTGGATACTTATGGTTCCGCGGTGATGGCACATATAATTATTTCAGAGATGCGTATCAGAACGGTCGCGTTTATACTTGGGAGGGCTAATGCATGAAGAAATACAGAGAGCGCATGGACAGAAATAGCGAGGGTTATCACGATCCCACTCCTTATTATAGTTTGAAGAAGGAGCAGCTCGACGAGGAGCGGTTTAAGAGACTCATGGCTACTATATTCTATATCTGTGAGAATGCCGGGTTTCACATCGAAGAGAGGATTGTGATTCGCGACAATCGAACTGGGAAGATTTATCGGTAATTAATGCGGTTCGCGACAAAAACAAGCTCCTTTATGGAACCGAAGGGTTACCGCAAATTTGAAAGGAGACTTTAATTATGAAGACTAAGGTTACTGAGTTCATGGGGGATCATGCTGGCGCTATTATCGCCGGTACGTATGCTGTGACTATGGGAATCTGTGTTATCGTGTACAAGAAGTACCTGAATCATTTGGAGGATACCATGAGCGTGTTCACAAAGAAGGTTGAGTCCTAACAAGGACTCTTCCTTTTATTTGAGCAGTCAGCAACTCGTTTGCTGGCTAATGTGATTTAAAAATGGCGGCCCAGCTCCGGGTATGTACGCGATAAACACAAGCTCCTTTATGGAAAGGAGTGATTCGGTGCGAAGAAAATCATTTGTTAAATCAATCATTGTTGGAATAGTGGCAGTAGCTGCAGGGTTAATTATCTGGGCTGCAGTCAAGGGTTTCAGGATGAAGAGGCTTAAGTGATTTACGGCGTCCGGAGACGGACCTGGAAAAGATTAGAGCTCAAAAATATTGGGCTCTTTTCTTTTATATTTTTGTCATCACATGAAAGGAGAAGTATGGTGATGAACGGTAAACGAGGAAGACCCAAAATTGGGAACGGAAAGGCCAAGCACATTAATGTCAGAGCGACTGAAAGAGATCTCGAGATGGTGGAGTTTTTAGCAAGTTCATTGGGGAAATCGAAGACGGATGTAGTGCTGGATGCAGTGCGGGCTAAGTACGTGTCCGAACGTTTTGGCAAATAATTATGTGTTACAAAAATAGGAATTACGTGTTACAAAAATAAAAATGAATTATGTAACACATAAATCGGAATTATGTAACACATAAATCGGAGAGCGGAAAAGAGGCAAAAAATGAGAAAAAATGAGGGGTATGTATACAAGACATAATTTTTGTATTTTTGTAACACATAAATCAAAACCCGCAAACCGTTGATATTACTAGGTTTTTGGCACTTTTACGAATTATGTGTTACATAATTATATATTGCATACATACCCCCTTATTAATGTGTGAGAAAAATAATAGTAGACGCCTAGAAGTGTAATTATATAAACGATTAAAGGGGGGTATGTATACAAGACATAATTTTGTATTTTTGTAACACATAATCATTTTAAGGAGGTTTTGTTGTAAATGACCGAATTCGAATGGATGAAGATCTTCGCTGGCAATCTTCAGAGCTTGATGGATGAGCGACAAATGTCCCAAAGCGAATTGTCCAGACGAACTGGAATCTCACAAGGAACGATTAGTAGATATTTACGTGCGGAGACTATGCCGTCCGTAAATGCTCTTGTCAATATTGCATGTGTATTTCCATTTGCAACCATTAATGATCTTCTATGTTTTTATGAAAAGCTGGATAAGAAGCCATCCAGAAGATGGTGACTCGCGAGAATTACATAGCTTTTTATGGAACCGAAAGGTTACCACTTTATATTTTTAAGGAGGAACACAAAATGAATAAGGTTAAGACTTGGGTGAAGGAACACAAGACGATGGTTATCGGAGCTGTGAGCTTGGCAACTTGCTGCGGCGTCGGGTATGTGTTTGGTTCTTATGGTACCTTCAAGCCTGTCGAGCAAAGAAGAATTAAAGACTTTGCTGCTCATGTGTGCGAAGCGGCCAAAGGGGCTACGGTATATACTATCGGCACGGCAGAGGAATTTGCTAAGCTTGCTGGCAAGAATACCATTCAGGCTGGTCCGAATCATGAATATACCATGCAGGTCACTGGTGTGATGTTCTTTGGAAATGAAGTGAATACCTAAGGCGAATTAGAGAGGGGCCTCAACAAGGCCTCTTTCTTTTACCCAAGTTTGTCATTCGCGTAAAAAACATCCCCTTTTATGAGAGGAAAGGGAAAATGTAATTAATTGCATCACCTTTTCTCTTTAATTTCAAGAAAGGAGAATCACTTATGGCAAGAAGCTCAAGACTCGAGAGTGGATTCCAAGATCGATTAATCAAGGACATTAAAAGTTTATTTCCTGGAAGTATGGTCTTCAAGATGGACCAGATTCAAGGCATTCCTGATCTGCTTGTTCTGTATAAAGATAAGTGGTTCTCATTGGAATGTAAGAAGGGCGTTGGAGCGAAGAGACAACCCAATCAAGAATACTACGTAGATCTGATGAACAAGATGTCGTTTTCGAGATTTGTTTGTCCGGAGAACAAGGAGGATATTTTAGATGAACTTCGCAAAACATTCTAACCTTGAAGGGCTCCACGCTCCCTTCAGCCCAAGCAAGTCTAGCTGGCTCCGATATGACGAAGAGAAAGCTCTCACTGTTTATCGAAACATGCAGGCGAAAGAAATTGGATCCAGACTTCATGCCTGGGCCAAGGAAACTATTGATTTGGGAATCAAGCAGCCTCGCTCTAAGAAGACCCTGTATGCATATGTGAATGATGCCATTGGTTTTAAGATGAGCGCTGAGGTTGTTCTGTATTATTCCGACTATTTCTTTGGGACTGCGGACTCAATTTGTTTCCGCAATAATTTCCTTAGAATCCACGACCTGAAAACTGGAAAGCATGAAGCATCAATGGAGCAGCTTGAGATTTATGCTGCTCTTTTTTGTTTGGAGTATCGAGTTAAACCCAATGAACTGGATGGATGCGAATTGAGACTGTACCAGAGTGACGAAGTCATTTGTCATGTTCCTGATCCTAAAGATATTCTGGCGATCATGAACAAGATTGTACAGTTAAACAAGGCGCTTGAACAATTTAATTATTCGGAGGGTTGAGAGTATGAATCCTGTTGCAGAAGAAATCTTATCATATCTTGGAACAGCAGAATCCACGAGCGAAGAGGATCTAATGCATTACGGTATGCCTCGACGTTCCGGAAGATATCCGTATGGGTCGGGTGAAGACCCTTATCAACATGAACGAGACTTTCTTGGTCGTGTTGATGAAAAGCGAAAGAATAACTTTACATATACCGACGAAGATGGGAAGGTCTGGACTGGCGATGCTGCTATTGCCAAGGATATGGGGCTAAGCACTACGCAGTTTAGAACCGAACTCGGTCTTGCTAAGGATGAGATCCGCATGTACCAGGTTGGTACTGCTAAGCGACTTAGGGATAAGGAAGGAATGGGTCCGAGTGCCATCGGTAAGAAGATGGGTCTTCCAGAATCTACGGTTCGTTCTCTTCTTAATGAAAATTCAGAAGCTCGAATGCTTAAAGCAAAAGAGACTGCAGAATTTCTTAAAGCGAGGAGCAAGGAGTTCGCCAAAGATGGCGGAATGATTGACGTTGGCGCTGGTACTGAACTTGAGCTCAACATGTCGAGAGAAAAGATGAATCAGGCTTTGTATTTACTTGAAAAAGAAGGATACAACGTTTATGGCGGTCGATTCGAACAGGTCAATAATCCTGGTAAATTTACCACACAGTTGGTTCTTTGTCCTCCGGGTACGGAACACAAAGAGATCTATGATCTTGATCGAGTTCATACCATTAAGGACTATATTACTCGAGATGGTGGCGAAACCTACGAGAAGAAGTTCAATTATCCGGCAAGCATGGACTCTAAGCGCATGATGATTCGTTATAACGAAGATGGCGGCGTTGAGAGAGATGGCTTGGTCGAGCTTCGTCGAGGTGTTCCCGATCTTTCACTTGGGGAATCTAGGTTTGCTCAGGTCCGAATCCTTGTTGATGGCACGCATTACATCAAGGGCATGGCTGCATATTCTGATGATATGCCTGATGGTGTCGACGTTATCTTTAACACCAATAAGAAACGCGGCACTGCTATGAAGGATGTTCTTAAAGAGATTAAAGAGGATCCTGACAATCCTTTCGGATCTACAATCAAAGATGCCGATCAAGGCGGTCAGTATTGGTATGATCCGAAGACCGGAGCACGAGTCTCTGCTTCTACTCGTGGTGCTAAGCTTGGTCTTATTAATAAGCGCTCCGACGAAGGAGACTGGAATGATTGGCAGGATGCTCTGCCTTCCCAGTTTCTTGCTAAGCAGTCGCTCAAGATGATCAAGAAACAGCTCGATCTTGCCAAGGCAGACAAGCAGGCTGAATTTGATGAGATCTGTGCCCTCGACAATCCGACAGTTAAAAAACATTATCTTGAGAAGTTTGCAGAAGGTTGCGATGCTACTGCTGTCAGCCTGAAGGCTGCTGCTCTTCCTGGTCAGCGGTATCACGTTATCATTCCGATTAACACTCTTAAAGATAATGAAGTCTATGCTCCTGGTTATGAGCCGGGCACTCAGCTTGCGTTGGTTCGGTACCCTCATGGCGGAACGTTTGAGATTCCCATCTTGACTGTTACCGACAAGAATAAGCTTGCTCGAAGTGTCATTGGTACTGAAAGTATTGATGGCATTGGTATTAACCACAAGGTTGCCGCTCGTCTGTCTGGTGCTGACTTCGATGGTGATACCGTTATGTGTATCCCAACCAACGACAAAGCTGGCAAAGTTAAGGTCGCCTCGACTCCGTCTTTAAAGGGTCTTGAAGGCTTTGAACCTAAGGATCAGTATGGCGCTGATGATGTTCAAACTGATGCTCATGGTAATAAGCACTACTATCAGAATGGCGTTGAGTATCGCACTATGAAGAAGGGTCGGCAGACTGAGACTCAGATGGGAATCATCTCTAACCTGATTACAGATATGACTCTTGCGGGTGCCGATGAAGATGAGCTGGCTAGAGCAGTCAGACATAGCATGGTTGTCATTGATGCAGCCAAGCATCATCTCAACTATAAACAGAGTGAGATTGACAACAACATCGCAGCATTACATAAGGAATACCAAGGCAAAGAGAGCGGTGGCGCCGCTACCATTCTGTCTCGAGCCAAGGGCGAACAGTCTGTGATTAAGAGACAGGGCACACCTAAGGTTAACAAGAAGGGAACCGAATGGTACGATCCTTCTAAGCCTGAGGGCGCACTCATCTACAAGGAAGCGGATGCCAAGGATCTGTACTTGCCTGTCCGGTCTGTCAATAAGAAGACGGGCATGATCACACTTACTACTACTGCTGGTGAGAAGATCAAGTATAAGGTGGATGATGAGGATGCTAGAGCCCAGTATCGCCCCATCAAGCGAGTGGATAAGGATACTGATACGGTAACCTACACCAACCCCTCCGGCACTATCACGTACAAAATGGAGAAGCGTACTCAGAAGAGCTCTAAAATGGCTGAAACTGATGATGCTTACACCTTGGTATCTGATACCCACAACAAGAAGGAGACGGCTTACGCTGATTATGCCAATAGCCTCAAAGCCCTGGCCAACCGGGCTCGTAAAGAGATGGTCTATACCGGTAATCTGAAGTATGACCCCAACGCCAAGCGGGTCTATCAGAAGGAGTATGACCAGCTCATGGCCGACCTCAATAAGGCTGAGCTCAATAAGACTAGAGAGCGTGCGGCACAGCGTATGAGTAGGGCCGAGGTTGATGCTAAGACTGAGGCCGGCACCATTGCAGATGGAGACCGTAAGAAGGTAGGTCAGCAGGCAGTATCCCGGTATCGTACTGAGCTTGGTTCTGTGGCTAGACGAGATCGCAATATTGTCATTACTGACCGTGAGTGGGAAGCCATCCAGGCTGGCGCTATCACAGAGAGCAAACTTAAGCGCATTCTTAACAACACTGATGCTGACAAACTTAGAGAAAGAGCAATGCCCAAGTCCACAAGCACGCTTAGTACAGCTAAAGTTAATAAGATCAAACGTATGAGTGACTCTAACTTTACGCTTGCACAGATTGCAGAAGCTTGTGGTTGTTCTGTTTCTACAGTTTCTAAGTATTTGAAAGGAGTGAATTAATCATGTCAAATGAATTTGCATTAACAACAATCGACAATCCTTACAATCCATTTGATGATTTCACTCTTTGGTTGTTGTTTGACAAAGAAAAAGGTTACAACACTTGTGAATATTTAGCTCGAACTGTTAATCTTTCTTCTGATCTATCAGAGAAGGAGATGGAAGATGAGATTGAGAGAGCGATGGATGAGATCATTAAGGTTG